GAACCCGGACTACGTGATCGAGGTCGACACCGAGCAGTGGGCCATCCTGGATCAAGCCCAGAGGTTCGCCCTGCTTGATCATGAGTTGTTGCATCTAGCCGGTCGGGGAGTGGACGAGGACGGCGTGCTGGGCGAATGGAAGCTGCGCGGGCACGACTGGGAGGGTTTCCTTCCTGAGGTTCAGCGCCACGGAGCATGGCGACCTGTCCTCAAGGATCTGGCCAAGGTGATGCAGCAGCTCGATCTGGGCCTGTAAGGATGTCCGGCCTACGTCGAGCGGAGGCGACAGGGAGGTATCTGGTGTCCGAGTCCGATTTACTCGATAGGCTGCTAGACGGCGTGGTTATCCAGGGCAACTGTTGGGAATGGGGCAGAAGCCGAGACGCTCATGGATACGGACGGCTGAGTGTAAACGGAGGACCGCAACTCACCCATAGGCTGATGGCTGACGCGATAGGGCTCGGCGGCGACGGCCCTGACGTCCTGCACTCCTGTGACAACCCGCCGTGTCTCAATCCGGGCCATTTGCGCCGCGGAACTATGAAGGACAATATGCGTGACGCCTCCCGGAAGCGGCGCTTTAGCAACCAGCGTAAGACGCATTGTCCATCCGGTCACCCCTACTCTGGTGAAAACCTATACATCGACCATGGTCGACGGCGCTGCTTGGTATGCAAGAGAGCCACCGGTAGAAAGTGGTGGGCCGGCCGATGACAGCCGACCGTGTCGCCACCAAGAGCGGCAGCGCCACCACGACCGGCACCTGTCCCGTCGACGGCACGGAAACGAGGTTGAAGTTTCCTGTCGGCAAGGGCAGCGGCAAGAACACCCGCCAGCAACATAGCCGGTGGCACGTCTGTGAACGCGGCCACAATATCTACCGCAAGAGGGGAAGATGAGCGGCACCGGTGAGAGATCGCCGTGGTTGGGCGTGGACTTCGATGGCACACTTGTCGAGTGGCCGATCCCCGGCATCGAACCGGCAAGGTGGCAACCGGAAGACATCGGCAGACCGATCCCGGCCATGGTCGAGCGCGTCAGGAGATGGATAGCCAATGGTGTGGACGTGCGCATCTTCACAGCTCGGGCCGGGGACTCGAACGATGTGAGGCTGACCGTCCCGCCGATCGAGCGGTGGTGTCTGAAGCATCTCGGCAAGGTTCTGCCGGTGACAGCCTCGAAGGATTACGCGATGGTGTGTTTGTATGACGATCGCGCGGTGCAGGTGGAAAGAAACACGGGCCGCATCCTGGGCGATCCTAGAGCAATCCGACGGTGACGATCTGGCGCCTTGCTTTGGCTGTCGCGATAGGCACCGCCGTGGGCCACGCGATCTGGTACTGGATGCTTGGATTCCTAGTTCAATAGCCGCTTGCGGTCAAGCCGTCGCGCGTGGCATATAACACGGTAGAGGTGGAGAGATGACGCGAGTACAGATAGCTCTTATGGCCGCCGCTAGAGTCCATCAAGGGACAGCATCGTCTGTATACGCGGTGACGCACCAGGCCGACGAGTTCCTGGAATGGCTCCATAACAACGAGACTCCGGGCATGCCTCCCGCCGAGCCACCGCCACACGACGATCCGGCCTGTGACTCGGATATCCCCTACTAATGTCGAGCGGCGAGCAACACCCAGGAGCCTATGCCCTAAGCGGATTCACTCTAGGCATGGCACAGGACTGTGTGGGAAAGGGATGGCACCCTCTTCTGGAGGTTCTGTTTTGTTACCTGGAGGACAGGAAGCAGATCGGATCTGGGACCATAGCGGCCGATTGCCCGCCGCCGCCGCCCTACAAGGCTCCCAAGGTGGTACGCTGTCACTCCGAGGACGGGGCGCTGAAGATCCACATGATCGAGGGGGACGTCTTTGACCGAGGCGTCCTGAAGGGGGTAGAGATGCTGTCTCGGCTCATCTCGGAGCACGTTATGGCTCAGCCTCCGAAGTGGGCTCCGACTGGCGGGTGGCAATGAGTCGCCAACACGGGCCAGACACCGCGGAGCAGGTGATTCGCGAGGAAGCCAAGCGCCGCAAGGCTCGCCGCGACAAGGCCGCTAAGCCTGTCCCTGAGGACTACGGGGTCGGCGACATGATCGTAGTAGAGCATAAAGGTCCAGACGGCTTTCACGTCCACGCCGTAGCCGCGGTGGTCGATGTGCTGGACTTCGCTCCGATTCGCCAGTGGCAGAGCTCGTTTAATCTCATCGTGAGGATCATGCTGGTCAGCCGGGCCACTTTCGAACCCTGTGTCGGCCACCTGTTCGCTGTCGCCATCACGACGAGTACCTGGAGTTATGATCGCACCTGGCGTATCAGTAAACTGCCCATGGAAGACTTCACGGAAGAGGTGTCCATGTCGGCGACGGCCTCCATACTGCAAGACTTTAAGGGCAAGGGGGAAGCAAATGGTTAACGTGGCCACAGTTCTACGTGGTGCTCTAAAGCTGCTCATCGTGCGCGGCGCCTGGACCAAAGACGCGGACGCTAAAAATCGGGCTGGTATCGAGGTCGCGGTGGGTGACGCTGACGCCTGCCGATGGTGTCTCCAGGGCGCCGTATCCGAGGCCGGCCACCGCCTGAAGGCGCACCACAAGACCCGAGACGCCGCACAGCGGGCCGTCAGAGACGCCATCCAGGTGCGCTATGACACGGAGGAGACGTGCGAGTTCAATGACTTCACGGCAACCAGAAAGCATCAAGTTCTCGGAGTGCTTCGCCGTGCCATCGAGACAGTGTCATCTGTGGTGCTGGTGGTTCTCGTATCCGGCTGTGCCACTCCACCAACCGGTCAACTGGCGCCGTCCGACTCGAACATCGCCGCCCAGGTCAACTCTCTGCGCAGCCTCGCCAAGGCCGACGTAGCCAGGGGGCGAGACATCTTCAAGGCTGCCAACGATACCGATGGCGTGCTCTGTTCCGAGGCGCTTCTGGCCGAGATCCCCGACGGCGGCACAGTGGGCGACGCCCTGAAGCCGATCGGCGTGTGGTCAACTTATGCCGAGGGCCGCACCCTGCACCGCAAACTGGCTGGTTTCCACGTCTCCGAGAGCGTACACAGGGCATGCTCTCCGCTCCTTGTCGACGCCGAGAGCCTCTTGGCAAGACTCGGAGCGCTATTCGGAGGTGGAGGCATCCTGTTGCCGGGGCTCAGATGAGCGGTCTGGCGGAAGATCGGGCAGTCTTGAAGCTAGCCCTGAAACTGATAAGCCCACGAGGGACATGGATAAAGTACCGAAATGCGGTGGACGCGTCCCGGTATGGGTATGCGGTCTCGCCCAGAGATCCATCCGCATGCAAATTCTGCCTTCAGGGAGCTATCGTGGCGGCTGGACATCGTCTTGATGCAGACATCGGTGGCCCGATGGAGCGAGTCAAGTCTGAATTGCCGCGGCAGAGTAATGGTAGTCGCAGTAGCAGTATCACTGAATACAACGATCGTCCTAGCCGGCGCAGAGGCGACGTGCTGAACCTCTTGCGGCGCACCATCAGGGGCACCAGTTAGATGAGTCGACGCATCCTGGTGACGGGCGCTGCCGGCTTCGTTGGAAGTTGGTTCATCGAACACGCCCTGGCCCAGGGCGATGATGTGGTCGCCGCCATCCGGCTGCGCTCGAACACCGAGAACCTAGACCACATCGTCCCGAACCAGAAGCTACATCTGGCGCACTGCGAGTTGACGGACCCGACCTCGGTCAGCGCCCTACTGGGAGATAACGGGCCCTTCACGCACATCATCCACCTTGCCGCCCAGTCCTTCGTGCGGGCGTCGTGGGATCAGCCGCACTATACCCTGACCAACAACATCCAGAGCCAGGCCAACCTCCTGGAAGAAGTCCTGAAGGATGCTCTAGAGGGTATCGAGACCAGGGTCCTCATCATCGGGTCGAGCGAAGAGTATGGCCTGGTTCACGAGAAGGAGCTACCCATCACGGAGGAGCAGCCGCTACGGCCGCTGTCGCCGTACGCCGTGAGCAAGATCGCCCAGGACCTGCAAGGATTTCAATACAATCGCTCTTATGGCTTACCTATTGTGCGGGCCAGGGCCTTTAACCACGAAGGTCGGCGTCGCGGCGAGCACTTTGTGACGTCCAACTTCGCCCGCCAGGTGGCCAGGGCCGCCGCACAAATCAAAGCCGGTACCAAAGATGCCCCGATCATCCACGTTGGCGACCTGACTACCAGGCGTGACTATACTGACGTTCGGGATATCGTCCGGGGTTACTACGGCCTGTTGATGCGCGGCACGCCGGGCGAGGTTTACAACCTGTGCAGCGGGCTCGACTGGAGCATCGGAGACGTGCTCGACAAGTTGCTAGAGTTAGCCGGGCTGACCCGGGATCAGGCAGACATTCGCCTTGACCAGAGTCGACTCCGTCCGTCTGACGTACCCGTGTTGCGCGGCAGCTATGACAAGATCAACAAAGAGTTGGGCTGGGCGCCGTCGATACCGTTCGAGACGACTCTTCAGGACATGTTAGAAGAGGCTCATGATAAAGTACGGCGATGAGTCTGGCGGACCGTTTATTCAAACACCTGGCCGTGGATGGGTGGTGCTGGATCTGGACCGGATGCCACTCCGGCGGGTACGGACACATCAAGGTGGCCGGCAGCACGATGCGGGTACATCGCGTCATGGCGGACCTGATTACCCTGCCGGGAGAAGGTCCGGAGGTGTGCCATACATGCAACAACAAGGCATGTTTCAATCCGGCGCACCTTTATCGTGGTTACCATGTGGACAATATGCGGGATGCATCCATCGATGGACTGTTGGCTCGGCCGAGCTGTCCAGGTGGACATCAGTATATAGGAACGAACCTATATATCAGCCCAGGAGGGATGAGGGGTTGCCGAATATGCCGACTAGAAGCCGATAGGCGTAGAGATGCGCGAGAACGGGTGAGGCAATGACAGACAAGGGCGATGGCCCTGGAGGGAGCGCACCGGCCGTACCCGACCGGCCCGGTGTCCCTAAGGGGATTGAAACCGCCAATGCCTGACGTGGCGGCGCCCCCATTCCTTTGCGATCAATGCGGCAACGCCATGGTCGAGCATCACTGCAAGCTGCGTTGCGAAGCGTGCGGGATGACGCGAGACTGCAGTGACCCTTGACGCCATCGGCCGGACGGCGAAGTGGGGCGGCGCCGGTAGACGACCAGCGACGTGTCATCCAGAACGACGATCACATTCCAGAGGGCTGTGCAATACATGCTGCGCATCTGAGAGAAGGAAAACTCAGTGTTCAGAATGCGGAGCACCGAAACTTGAAGGCCGGTCGCTGTGCCGGGATCACCTGAACAGCACTCGCGCAAAGGCTCGGCTGAAGCGGTACGGCATATCCGATGAAGAGTATCGGCAGCGGTGGAAGGAACAGGGCGGTAAATGCGCTATCTGTGGGGCGGCTAGCAGCGTGATGGGGGAATTGGCCGTGGACCACGATCATACGACCGGCGACGTGAGGGGCCTGCTCTGCTCCAACTGCAATCTCGCGATCGGGAATCTTCGTGACAGCCCGGCGTTGTGCCGGCGGGCGGCAGAGTATCTTGCTGAGTGACTCAGCCTCTGAACCTGACGGCCGCGTGCCGGTCGCTTTGGCCGACACCGCGGAATCGTCCACCGTCCTGCTGCCGGCCAGGCTGGTGCCATATCTCGACGACCTGGGCCGCACTGGCCTGTTCGGGAAGTCGATCGAGGAGGTGGCTCTGACGTTGATCGAGGAGGCGCTTCGTTGCAAGGTGCAGGAAGGCTTGATCCGGGCACGAAAGAACGGAAAGAGAGTGAAAGAATGAATCACAGGTGGAGCGGATGGCCCGGGGCGTTTTGTCTTGATTGCGGATCTGAGGACAAGAACGAGATCGCGCTCGCCGATGGTACGATCGAGCCGGGTGGCGACGAGGACGACCTGAACGAGCCATGCACAGAGCCGGGCAGCAACCGGCACAACCCGTACGTGAGCGCGACGGACGCCTAGAAGGGGGAGAGGGGTGCTAGAGAGCTACGCCGGAATCTACCACGTCAAACATCGGGCTACCGAGTGTCTCTGGAATAACCCTGTCGTGGTGCAGGAGAAGATTGACGGAAGTCAGATCAGCTTCGGGATCGTGTCTCCGTCAGAGGGTGCCGAGCCGAGACTGTGTATCCGGTCAAAGGGCGCCGAGATTCAGCCGGACGGCCCCGAGAAGCTATTCGCTGCCGGTGTGAGAACTATCCGAGGGCTGGAGAGCCGGCTTTTGCCGGGCACCATATACCGCGGCGAGTACCTGTCCAAGCCGAAGCACAACGCCCTCTCCTATGATCGCATCCCGGCCGACAACATCATTCTCTTCGATGTCGAGTTTCTTCCTGGCTGGTTCATGGTCCCGAACGCACTCAAAGCTGAAGCTACCAGGCTCGGTCTGGAATCTGTACCTACTCTCTACTTAGGTCCGATGGATCTGGCCGGATTCCTGGCGGGCGACTGGTTCAACACCATGAGCGTTCTGGGCGGTCAGAATATCGAAGGCGTCGTAGTCAAGAACTACGCCGAGATGGACCCCAACTCGAAGCGCTACCCGCTCATGGCGAAGTGGGTGTCGGCCGCCTTCCGGGAAGTCCATGCCGCCGAGTGGAAATCTGCCAATCCCAACAAGAACGACATCGTGGCTGCGCTGGTAGGCGCCCTGATGACGCCGGCACGGTACCAGAAGGCCGTCATTCACCTGGCCGAGCGGGGCGAGCTAGTTAACGCCCCGCAGGATATCGGTAAGCTGATGGTCGAAGTGAGGGCCGACGTCGAGCGGGAATGTGGTGCCGAGATCGCCAAGAAACTGGTGGAGTGGGCAATGCCTCAGATCCTTAGGGGTGTGGCCGGTGGCGTTCCGGCGTGGTACAAGGCGTTACTGGTCAAAGACAGCGCCTTCGTCATCGGGCCCGGGGGTCAGGTATGAAGTTATCCGAGGTAGAAGCGGTAGAGCGACAGAGGAAGTGGGATCTACGCTTCCTTGCTATGGCACAGCTCATCGCCGGTTGGAGCAAAGACCCGTCCACTAAGACCGGAGCCGTGATTGTGGACGATCACCGAATCATGCTGGCCTCCGGATATAACGGCTTCCCGCCAGGCATCGCAGACACCGCGGAGCGACTCAATAGCCGAGAGATCAAATACGAACTGATAGTGCACTGCGAACGCAACGCTCTGGCCAACGCTAGACAATCAGTCCGTGGAGCCACCCTGTATACCTGGCCCTACTTTTCATGTACGCCGTGCGCAGTTTTGATGCTAGCTGCCGGCATCAAAAGATTCGTGGCTCCAGTATGTCCTGATGACAAGCGGGATAGATGGGGCGCCACCCTTGATAGGGCCAGGGATCTCTGCTGGGAAGCCGGAGCCAAGGTGGTCTTGATATGAGCGAGATGCGGACTCCTCGCCAGAAGCCGAGACGAGACGGCCGAGATGCAAAGGGACGCTTTAGTTCCCAGGAAGCGGCCAACCTCGCACGTAAGCACAAATCTGGACACCCCTGGCGGCAATGGCAAGGAGACCCGGTACTCAAAAAGCCGGGGCGGTCGGCGTGATCCTCACGATCACAGTCTCGGGCGATCCTATTCCAACTGCTCGCGCTAGGTTTGTCCGGCATGCCGGCGTGGGTGTTGTCTACACCCCCAAGACCAGTAAGGACTACCAGAAGAAGATCTCCCTAGCCGTGAGAGGGGCCACACCGGCGCGTGGATTACTGGGTCCATTTCGTGTCTCGGCCGCGTTTCACCGAGCAACCCGGCGGCGTGTGGACATTGACAATCTGTTCAAGTCTGTCCTCGATGGGATCACGCGGTCTGGGCTCTGGGAAGACGATTCCCAGGTGCACTGGATCGAGGCATCATTGCGTTTGGGGCAGTTATGGCCCAGGCTGGAACTGACCGTCGAACGCGTGGAAGGAGGTGATGTCAATGGCGTACCCCAAGACTCCGGCGCCCCCGAAGGGCGCTCCAAAGCCAAATCCGTTCGGCAAGAAGGGGAAGTAGGAATCTGGGCGCGCCGGTCACGGGCGGTACGACGCTAGTTGTGCCGTGTCTGCTTTGCGGACAGACTCGTGACCGGCGAGCATCACAACGAAGGGTAGAATAGAGACATGGCCGAGCGCTCCATCGGCGTTACTCCCCTCGAAGCCTTTCAGGCTAGCGCCCCTTCCATCACCCGGGAATTCATACCGACAGTTTCTCAGGAGTACTTTCTTGGCGCTGTTGCGGAAGGGCCGGCTGGAGAGTTGCGGCTAGTCATTGGAGAAGGCCCGAGAGGCGTAGGCAAGACGGCGACGGGTTTATTAGCCTGTGTCGCCCTGGCCGATAGAATTGACCGCGAGGGCAGAAAGTGGGCACTCCCGCTTCGGGTAGGCTGTGTCCGAGACACCTTCATCAACCTCCAGCGAACGACTCTGGCCTCTATCGAAGAGATGGGGCGCAAGGGTATCAAGATGGCATGGCGTGACGGACGCCGCGAGTGCGTGCTCTACGATAGCGACGGTCTCGTGCCGATGGTGCACATCTACTTCTTCGGCCTAGATCGACCTGACGATGCTGACAAGTTGCAGGGCTTTGTCTGTGGGGTTCTGTGGTTAGAAGAGATTGCTGCTGCTGCCGGATTGGACACTGGCATCCCGGCCGACGTGCTGGCCCTGGGCGGTACGTCCCTGCGGCAGCCTGGTGTCTCGTGGCCGCGCATCCTGGTCACTATGAACAGCCCGGATGATGACCACTGGATCGGCAAAGTGGAAGATGAGTTAGAGACCCGCGGCCTGGCCAGTATCCGAGTCTTCCGAGTCCCAATTCCAGGGCATGAAAAAGCAGCACACTTTCGAGCGCTGGCGATAGAGACGGCCACAGATCATGCAACGAGTGAGGCCTGGACAGAATCGGCCGAAGAATTCGAGCGATACACTGAGCGCAATAGAGCTCTCCTGGAATCTATAGGACGCCAAGATTTGGTTGTCAGGCTTGTGGAGGGACGGCGCGGCAGTGTACAGATCGGCGAACCCGTAGTGCCGAATTTCTCGCAGGAGCATATCTCGGCCGAGGCGCTTCCGGTCTTCAGGCACCTTCCTATTCTGCGGGGTTGGGACCAGGAGCCGAACCCGGCCGTATGTATCTTTCAGGTGCTTCCGGAGAACAGGGGGATCAACGTTCTGGGTAGCCACGTGATGGAAAACGCCACCATGGAGCAGTTGATCAAACAGTGGCTCATTCCGTGGCTTGGTAAGAACCAACTCTTGACGCGAGGCGCCCAGCCGACGTCATGGGGCCGTGGTCCAAAGGGTGGACTGACATTCGAGGATATAGGAGACCCGGTGTTCCTGCATACGCAACTCACAGCCGGCCAGGTTCTCATGCAACTACTCGGGACGTCGCTACAGCCTGGCCCTGTGGGTTGGGAGGAAAGGCGCGCGTCGGCCCTGGCTTGTTTCGAGCGCGGAGCTAAGGGCGGCCGGCGGTTCGTCCTGATAGAAAAGGACGAGAACAAGGATTTGATCTCGGGCCTATCCGGGCGCTTCCGGTATCCGAAGGATCACACGACAGGTAGGATCATCATGACTTCCGAGGCCGCTAAACGCGTGTCGGGAAAGTGGTCGAATCCATGCGACGCCCTATTCTATGGACTCGCGGTCAAGTACCCGGCCGCTGAATGGCTGCGACGCCTTACACGTACGTCGGCGCCGGCTCCGCGACAACCACCGCCGCGGTCTTTCATGGGGATATAGTTTGACTCCAGCATATCTGGCGGGATTTATTGATGGGGGTCTAACGGTGTGCCTCCTCGCCTCTTGTATCAGAGCCGAAAAGGATGATACGGTACGATCACTTTCCATTGGAGGGTGTATGGCCATCCCGAAACGCGAGAAACTGTCGCTGAAGACATTCATCGTCGAGTCGAAATCGGCCGGACCAAACACATGCAAACTGATGCTGTACCTCAAGGAGCACCCGGAAGACGCGGCGATGACCTTTGAGGCTATAGAAGATCCAACCATCTCTATCGCCGCCATCCATAGGACACTAGCCAGGCGGGGCTATACCGGAGCCCGGGAATCCATCAACAGGACTCGACAGGGATGCCCACATTGCAATAGGCTGAAGTCCACCCTCAAACGGGAGGCACGCTGAATGGCCAAACGATCCGCTGGAAATATCCACGCCGAGGCGAAGACCGAGAACCAGATAGGAAAACTCCAGACGGTCAACGCCTCACTCCTGCGGCGCCTGGACGCGGCAAAGCATTCAACTGACAAGTTGGTGGCGGCCGTCTATAAAGCTGCCCGCGATGCGGCCGAGCAGGTCGTCTACAAACCTGTGGTTGCTCCCAAGCGAGACCAGAGAAGCGACGACCCAGAGACGGCCATCATGGTTGTCTCGGACTGGCAGTTGGGCAAGAAGACACCGACCTACAACAGCGATGTCTGCGCCAAGCGAGTGGCCATGTACTCGAATAGGGTTCGACGTCTGACCGACATCCAGAGATCCAACAGGCCGATCCGCAGAGCGCGCATCTTTCTTCTCGGGGATCTAGTCGAGGGAGAGCTTATCTTCCCTGGCCAGGAGCATCGTATAGATACTAGCCTCTTCCGGCAGGTTATGCTGGACGGCCCCGAGATCCTCGGCACCATGATCCGGGATACCCTGAACTACTTCGATGAGGTCATCGTCGATGATGTCATTGGTAACCACGGGGCACTTGGTGGTCCTAGTCGTAAACATTACCATCCGGAGTCCAACGCCGACGCCATGATGTACGAGGCGACCCGGAAGATGTTAGGGAAGGAACCGCGCCTTACCTGGGCCCCCACCTATGTTCCCGGAGAGCGGGCCTGGCACAAAGTAGTCATGATCGGTACCAAGCGCTATTTCTTGCTGCATGGCGATCAAATGCGCGGGGGCGGATTCGCGGGCATTCCATACTACGGATTCATCAGAGCTATCAATAACTGGTCATCCGGGGTCATCTCTGGGGGATTCGACTATGCACTGGCCGGCCACTGGCACCAATTAGCATCGGTCCCTATCAACAAGCGCATCCTCTGGATCAACGGCTCGACGGAATCGGACAACGAATGGCTCAGGGAAGAATTGAAAGCACAAGCCGATCCGGGCCAATGGCTTCTGTTCGCTCATGATCGGAGAGGAGTTACGTCGGAGCACCGTGTATGGCTTTGACGCTGGCGGAGAAGAGGGCGCGAACGCGGGCATGGGAACGAAGACAGCCGCGTGAGCGTCTCCGGGCATACTCTAGGAAGTGGTGGCGCAAGATTAGAGAGCAGGCGCTGGCCGCCTACGGCGGAGAATGCCGATGCTGTGGGGAGAAAACGTACGAATTCCTCGCCTTCGATCATGTGAATGGAGATGGGAAACCGCATCGAGCCGGCGGTAGCAATCACTCTATCGCATCTCTACTGAAACAGGCAGGTTACCCACAGGATGGTCAGTATCAGGTGCTCTGCCACAACTGTAACCTGGCGAAAGGATTCTACGGCCGCTGCCCCCATCAAGCAGTCGACACGGAGGGCTGGTAAGTGGAACCAGACGGCAAACAAACCATTCGCACCTTTTCGACCGGCGCCACACGAGACACCGAGAATGGCAAGTATGAGTACGGAGGATTTCTCTCCCCGCTCGCCCTTCGCAGGTACGCAGCCTACATGCACCAGCACAGAATACAGGCCGACGGAAAGCTTCGGAGTTCATCCAACTGGAAGAAAGGCATACCGGAAGCCGTATATCTAGAGAGTCTGCTCCGTCACGTCATGGATTTGTGGCTCCACCATGATGGTGTCGGCGAGGTAGCCAGGGAATCGGTAGATGACGCGCTCTGCGGCATTCTATTCAATGCTTTCGGGACCTTACATGAACGTCAGAAGGCCGCGCTGGCCAGCGCCGATAAGCCTATATAATATGTTCATGCCATCCATGCGCCAGCGGATGGGAACACCATGTGGGCGACAGCCGGATTCCAGGCTGTCATTCGAGGTGCCCGATCCTCTCGCCACTGAAGACGGCGTGATGAAGCGCCCGCCGGCGCGACCCAGATGAAGCCGTGACGGCCTGTTCAGGGCCCGGCGCCTTCATGGCCGGTATCTGGCCAGACGCTGAAGCGTGTTGTGTCGCTCACGACGAAGCCTATACCACCGGCGGTGACGCTAGGTTGCGCCACATCGCCGACGCGGAATTTCTTCTCTGACTGCTACTTGAAACGCCAGTTCCAGGCGTTGTGTGCGAGACCGCTTACGATGCTGTCAGGATCTTTGGCGGATGGCCTGGTCACTGGAACTGGACGACGGATGAACGAGAGGATGACTGCTCGGAGACTGTACCCGCGACTGTGCCAGGGAAGTTAGAATTCGAGATGCAGACTCCCTAAACTTGACCTCACCGTCTCGGGAGAAGTAGGATGAGAAAGTGGCCAAGTGCAAGAAACATTTCGTCGCCGAATGTCCGGGTTGTAGCGACGTGTCGTGGGCGGGAGCCTTCGGATGGGCGGCGTTCGTGGGGTTGCTGATTTTGTGGGCTCTGATATGATGTTGGATAGCGCTGGTGGAGCATTAGATCGGCTCGCCGCCCCCATACGGCGGAAACCATCCGGGGCAGATCCGGACAGCGCAACCAACTCACGCCGCAGGATGGCGCTCTACCGTCGCCGCAAGACTAGGCGGGATCGGTTGCGGTGTCTAGCGGCCCTGGGTGATTTGTGTGTAGCGTGCGGATTCAAGGATGAGCGGGCGCTTCACATCGACCATGTCCACGGATGCGGCGGCAAGGACCGGGAGCCTCTGGGTAGCCGTTACTTTGCCACCATCTTGCGGCGTATCCTAGCTGGCAGCCAGGAGTATCAGATACTATGCGCCAACTGCAACGCCATCAAGATGCGTGTCAACCGAGAAACTCGCTCAGTGATACACGAGTTCTCTCATGACGAACTCACGCGACCTATCCTGCTGGACCTGAAGGAGTATTGTCTCCACGGACACAGACTGTTTGGCGACGGTATCCGCATTAGGAGGGATGGTCAGCGCGACTGTCGAGCCTGTATGCGACGGCGCAACCAAGACCAGCGGCGCCAACCGGCCTGGCTAACTAAGGGCCGGAATATGGTCCTGCGGTTCATCGCATGACCACTATCCGCACCTTCTTCCTGTTCGCATGCACGATCGTATTCTCTGACTTCTTCCCCATCCTGCCCAACTTAGCCCCCCAAGGCATGCCGAATTGGCGCCAGGAAGTGCAAGTTTCGACCTGTGCGGAAGCCCCCACTAGCTGGAATCCAATCCAACAGTGCCGCGTGTTCGTCTCGTCCCGCCTGATCGACGCCGAAGACAGGCCGCTGAGTTCGACGCACACGGATGGTTGGAGCGTGGTTGCGCAGGCTCCATGCCAGGAAGTATCGCCGCTTGAACCTAAGGCGCCGGATGAAGCGACGCCGACATGTACTTCCGAAAGCTGCTCAGGAACTTGACGCCCCCGGTGACGGTCATATTGCCAGCCTTCAATGCCGAGGCTTTCATAGCTGACGCCATAGAGTCAGTCCGGAGGCAGACTTTTGCCGAATGGACGCTGCTCGTAATGGATGACGGGTCAACGGATGGGACCCGAGCTATTGCCATAGAGGCATGCGGGCGAGATCCTAGATGCACCGTTGTGCCGGGCGAGCATCGCGGCCTGACCGTAGTGCTGCGTGATGCGGTAGCGGCGGTACAGTCGCCCTGGGTCGCGCGCTTGGACGCGGATGACTATATGATGTCAGATCGCCTGGACCGTCAAATACGGGCCGCGCAGAATGGTCGTTACGTCGTTCTTGGTTCGGCGGTCTTTGAATGGAACCAGGAGAACAGGGAAGCGAGCGTCGTCCAATACCCGCTCACGGATGCGGGGTGCCGTGAGATGCTGGCAGGTTTTAAGCCAGAGTCGCCATTCGCTCATCCGGCGGTTCTCATGAACCGGGAGGCAGTACTGGCGGCCGGTAACTACGACGCTAAGTACGATCTGTCTCAAGATCTTGACCTGTGGCTACGAATGGCCCGGCGGCCTGGCTGGCTCGGAAATTTGGACACCCCCATGACAGTCCGCAATATCCACTCAGCGCAACGCTCTAACCGTACTTGGCGGAGGCGGTGGAATAGTTACCGCATCGCCCTTAATACAGCACTACACAGGAGGCGAACATGAGAGTATTCTGGTTGTGGTTCGCGGTAGGAATGGCAGTGACTCTGGCCCTGACCGGATGCGCCACTACACAGACCACGCCGTACACGGTCTGTTACCCAGGCGTAGACCGTGATGGAGACAATCTGTTTCTCTGTTCGCCCATCACCCGGGAATCTATCGAGAACAACATCAAGGCGCCTTTCATGGACGAACCCCGGTAGGTGTGTCATAATGGCTGAGACCGACTACGGGACCGGCTCGCCCGAGAGAGTGCAGCATTGGAGGGGTGACAAGATGAAAGGCAAGGGTAAGCAGATGAAGCGGCCGATCAAGAAAAAGCCGAAAGTGCTGCCCACGCCTGTCCAGCAGGAAGAGCAGATGCCCCAGGGTCCTGGACTGGCCAAGGGTGCCATGCCTTTTAAGAAGCTACCGGGCGGTGGACGTCCGGCGGTGGGAGGATACTGATGGCTAAGCCGAATGCCAAGGCGCCGCTAGGCGAAGGCGGAAGGTTCGCCGCGTTGAAGACCAAGATCGCGAAGAAGGGCAATGTCCGAGACGCAGGCGCGGTAGCTGCCGCCATCGGCAGGAAAAAGTACGGGAACGCCGGCTTCCAAAAGCTGAGTTCCGGCGGGCGCGCGGCCCAGCCCTGAAGTACCGGTTCGTGGCGCCGGTAAGCCACGTGGTTGCGGGGGCTGTTACTCGCGAGAAGGAGACCAGATGGTTTGGCAATTCCCACTCGGGGTACCGTTCGATGTCTGGCTTGGGAATGGACGCGTGATCGGCGGCTGTGTCTTTGTCTGCGCCGACGAGGAGAGTTTCACCGTCGACTACGACGTATTGGAGTCGTTCGGTCGCATAGCGAGGACTCGCGGACAATTCCGGATGGACCTACTGCTCCATATTGCCCACCGGACGCCAATCGAGTACCGAGATCCTGCTGAACGCCTTCCTGTGCAGACCGCGGCCGACGGCTAATCGGAGAGCCACAGGTGAAGAAGCCACGTAGCGGCCCGCATGTACTGAGCAGGATGAGGATTAGTGCCGAGATGGCGAACACGACAATGTTGGTATGCCGCCGCGGCCATACAGGTAAATGGCGCGAAACGAAAGTGTCGCCAAAGCCAAACCGGGCCGCTACGACTGGTCGTGTCTGTGGGCAGTGCTTTCTAGGTCTTACCAGGCAATATAGATATGGCATCGCCGCGGCTGAGTTCGATCGGATCTTGATAGAACAGGGTGGCGGGTGTGCGATCTGTGGTAAGGGTGGGAAACTATCTGTAGATCACAACCACGCCACTGGCCGGTATCGCGGATTACTATGCCAGGGCTGCAATCTGCTGGTAGGGGCGGTGGAGAATCCTAAGTTGTATCAAGCGCGGGAGTACTTGGAGCGCTATCAGTGAGGATACTGCACGTCATAGGAACGGCGGATCTCGGTGGAGGTCCTAGGGCTGTTGCATTACTTGCCGCCGGACTGCGCAAGATGGGGCACGAGGTGGCCGTGGCGATGCCACGTGGACCCGCCAATGCCGTGGTAATGGTCTCTGGAGCCGCGGTCTCTGTCGATGGGAACATCAGTGATCTCATGGCCGGCGCCGATGTGGTCCACACCCATGGTAAACTGGCCGGCCTTCTGGGGCGACTCACGGCGCGCCGGTACGGCAAACCGGCGGTTCATACACATCACGGAATCCATCTACGAGGTCCGAAGGGGTGGTTATGGCTTCGCGTAGAGCGCTGGCTGGCTCGTCGCTTCACGGCCGCCACGGTCCACGTAGCGCATCACCAGGCCGCCCTGGGATACCGTATAGGACTTCCTGGAGTGACCATCCCACTCGGTCTAGACGAGAAGGCGATGCGCGCCGCCGCGCTCACGAAACAAGAGGCACGTTTCGCGCTGGGGCTGCCTCAATACGAGAAGATCATCGGCGCCGTGGGCCGTCTAGATCGAGTGAAGAGATGGGATCTGGCTCTATACGGTGTGCCGGAGAGTGCTGGGATTGCCTTCATGGGCAACGGCACCGAGCATGATCGTCTCTGGCGACGTGCCCGCCGCATAGGCGTGCGGGCCCACTTCCTGTCGCCAAGAATCGACGCTTGGGCCTATCTGCGAGCATTCGATATATTGGCCCTGCCATCCCGCGCAGAGGGCCGGCCACTGATCGTCCTGGAAGCCGCCGCGCTTGGAGTACCAATCTTGTGTTCGGACATCCCGGCGCACCGAGAACTACTTGGTGTGAACAATCCATATCTAGTCAAGTTGGATTATGACTGGAACGCCAAGATGACACAAGCGCTGGGGCCGCATAAACAGCCCTGCGTAGTCGGACGGGACCTGGCCGAATACGGGCGGATGATCATGTCGCATGACTATCTGTATCGGAGTCTGGTGGTCTGATGGCGGATACACTGGCACCGCCGACTCTAGAGGTGCCGAAGGTCCAATCTCCAGGAGCCGGCGGCTACACGCCTCTGCGCCAGATTCTGACTCCATCCGCGACTTCACCTGCTACTTCTTTGCCCGCGACTTCACCTGCCGGCAGCATCAGGCCGCTGCGTGACATATTCACACAACAGCAGCCGCCAGCCGCAGCGCTAATGCATACCGCACAGTTCCGGAGCCAGCAGCCGTCACCCTTTGTCCAGGGGACTTCGCGAGGTATAGTCTCGGTACCTGGTCCCGCTGGGCCTCCGCCGGAGTTGCAGTCGATTCGCGGCCTGATAGGGAGCGCTCGCACCGGCGTTAACGCAGCTAATTTGGTCGGCAAACTGGCTGGTGGCGCTGAGCCGATAGTACCCAAGGAAGTCACTGGAGGACTGGGGCTAGCTGGCGGAGTCAGCAACATTGCCAATGCCGTTCTAAACGAACAAGGTCATCCAGTCGCTCGCGTAGCCTCCGGAATTGGAGGCGCGGCTGACGTGGTTCGAGGTGCTAGCGATCTGGGCCTGGTAAAACTGCCTGCGGGATTGTCTGGAGGGCTCGGTGCTATCGGTGCCGGCGCGGGAGCAGTGGCCGGCGCTGTCAATCTGGCCCAGAACTGGTCGAGAATGGACGACACACAGAAAGCATTAGGCACGGCCAGCGTGGCCACATCAGCAGCCACGACGGCGGCCGAGCTGGGTCTGATGACGGCCGCGGAAGCAATCCCATACGTTGGCGCTGTCATAGCTGTCGGGAACCTGATTTACAACCTAGTCAGCAAACCAGGAGTATACGACGTGAAGAGACAGCAATCCCAGATCGACATGGCTCAAAGACTTCCGGGGGCAGTGGCTGGTCTTGGCACCGCCAGGACAGCGGAGGATGTAGCTGGTGCCCTGTTCGACGGCCAGTTTAATCGTCACGATGGGGCCAACTACTATAGCTATCAAGAACTCGTCGCGATGATCAAGGCTGGTAAGACTCCGTCCGTGATGGCCGCGCACTTCTACGGAGACGAGGGGCAAGTCGATCAGTACGTTCAGACCGCACTGACGCGTGCTGTAGAGAGAGTAGAGGCCAGGCGTAAGGCTGAGGTCGGTCTACCAGACAGCGAATTCATGCGTCGCGCCGAGAGTTTCGTTTCTACTAACGGACTCCAGGCCCTCATCGACTATCAGGCTAACAACCCGATAGGTGAACGCGAACGCAGGATATACGCTGCCGTCATCGCGTCGCATGGTGGGGCTCCGACAACAGCACCAGGGCCGACAGCAGCACCAGCACCGCCTCCTAGCCTTGTGAGCCAGGGATGGCAAGATGCTACTGCTGGCGGGAGCTGGTAAAGGAGACCAAGATGTCAAAGAAGAAAAAGAAGTTCCCAGATGCTCCAGAGATGGTGACGGGCCCGAACACCAACAAGATGCGTCGTCGCTGGGCGGCTGAGGACGGAGCGCGCGTGGCGCTGGACGCAGATCCCAAGGAACGCGACCGACGCCAGAAGAAACTGGACGACATCGCCGGTGCCATCTTCAAGAAGTTGAGCTAACATGACCCAGGGCGCCGATCTTCTAAGTCTGGCCGAGGGGGTTGCACCTCCTGGGGCTGGTGTTGCCGGCGGCGCGGCCAGCACTTCAGACGACGGCCCCGGTAAGAACGACTCCGATTTTGCCCGCAGAGTCCGTACGTGGTTTCTCTCTGACGTCAGCCACCAGCTCTGGTCTACGTACACGAAGCAGGCCGACATAGACGAGGGGTTTTATATCGGCGGCGCCCATCAGTGGGTCGACGACAACGGCAACAAGGACGACTACGACTCGCTGCGCCTGCAAAAGCGCGCCACTATCAGCATCAATCAGATCAAGCCGATCATCAAGGTCCTGACTGGTCTGGAGCGCCAGACGCGCTTCGACACGAAGATTCTGCCGCAAGGTGAAGAGGACGAAGACGACGCCAAGATCATGAGCTGGCTGTTCAAGTTCGTCTCCAACAACATCCACATACCGGAGATGCGTTCGATCGCTTTCAAGCAGGCGCTCATCCGTGGTATGTCTGTACTCCATTGTGGCATGACCTGGGACGACAACCCCATCTCGGGGGAGATAGTAGGGGAAGCGCTCACCCCGGGCCGGGACTGCATCTGGGACCCTCACTGGACTCAACCGGACTTCTCTGATGCGAGCCACTTTCTCCGATACCGGTGGGTCTGGATTAGAGACGTCATTGCCCAGTACGATGAGCGGAAAAAGGAAATTGAAGCAGCCGTTGGCGACCTGAATCAGATCCTCGCAGACCTGTCGCAGACAGGCGGCGTGTCGCGCGGATACTCCGGAGATGCTTACGGCGGTGTCGTGTCGCCACACGTCGACGAACTGAATGCCGATCGGTACTTCTACGACAAGCAGCTACAGCGAGTCCTGGTTGTAGAGGCGTGGTACCCGGACTATGAGACACGGTGGCACCTCTACCATAAGGATTCCGGCAAGTTGGAAGAGGTGCCAGAAGACATGCCCAAACCGGGCCAGTTCGCCATCGACTCCCAGAGGGCGAGCGGGGATCAAGTACAGGCCATCAAGCGGGTGCGGCGATACATGCGGACCGGCACCGTCCTGCCGGCGGTCAACGTGACGCTGGAAGAGGACGAGACTCCCTACGTCAATGACCGGCAAAGCTATCCGTACACGCTGGTCATAGGAGAGCGCACGGCCGACGATATCCGCGGCATCGTTAGAGACCTTCGAGACGCCCAACGGGTCGAGAACAAGCGCGTGAGTCAAGCTATTGACCTGGTGAGCAGGTGGGGGAAAATACGCCGCGTGGCGGAGGAAAACAGTATCTCGCCGCAGTCCGAGGGGCTCATGACCGATCCTCTGGGCGAGGGAGTCATCTACTACCGTGTCGGAAAGCAGCCGCCTGGATGGGACGTGCCGCAAGGCATCGCCGATTTGACACGTCTGATCGTGGGGCTCGCTGACCAAATGAAGGTGTCGATCAAGGAGACGTCAGGGGTCAACTCGGATCTGCTCGGACAACGCGGTGGCGAGACCGCTTCTGGTATCGCAATAGCCCGCCGGCAGGCGCAGGGACAGATCATCGCTACTGAGGTCTTCGACCAGAACCGGTGGTCTGGAGAAATCTTCGGCCGACAACTCGGACGGCGTATCCAGCAGAAGTTTACCAAGGAAGAGTACGTCAGGCTGACCAATGATTTCGGATCATCGGTGATGGTGCATCTTAACCCACCTGCCGTCAATCGGGTCAAAGACAAGGACGAGCGCCGCAACAGCGTAAAGGAATGGCGGAAACTGGCAGCCATCGACCCGTCCAAACCAGAAATCCTGGCCAACGTCGACAAGTTCAAGTGGGATCTGGTGCTCTCGGAAACGCCGTCCAGTCCGACGGCCAGATCCGAGGCGCTGGAGACGCTCATGAAGATGGTCGAAAGGATGCCCGCAATACTCCCTGTTGTCATGGACACCGTGATTCGGCTGACGGACGGTTTGCCGGACAAGCCAGAACTGCTGGCGCGCGTGAAGCAGCTACAGATGGCTCAGGGTATCGGTGGTCCACCGCCGGGAGGTCCACCTGGTATGCCGGGAGGAGGCGGGCCGCCGGCTCTTCCGCCACCGACTCAAGGGGTTTCCGGAGTAAACTCGACCCGTGGAGAAACACCCCAGACAGTAGCTCCACCCCCGGCCCCTACTCCACCTCCTCACGGCGTAGGTTAAAAGGAGTAGTCAGTGCTGAACTGGACGATCAGGACTCTAGAGGACGCTCAAAAAGACCATCTAACCGGGCGTCTCCATGTGGATTTTCGACACGGTCGCGTGCAACATATTGAGCGAGTCTCGATGCAGACGCCGCCTAGCTCTGGGGCCTCGAAGGACGTTCCGGAGGTACTTGGAACGTGGCTCCGAGAAGGAAGGACCGGCCACGTCGATATCTACCTTGTCTCGGGGGCGCTGGTCGAGATAGTAGAGTCCCAGGTCCTATTCCCTCCCCGGGAAGACCGGTGTCCTCGATGTGGCGGTACCCTGAGCGCAGTAGAAGAGGATTACGGCAATATCAGGGTCTGCAACAATGGCGACTGGCGCGGATCGGCCAGCGATCTACGGGCCGCTCTCCGCAACCCACAGAGACAAAGCGTCACTGACAAGATGGAGGGCTAGGTGGGCGTGTCTATCCTGGAGAGGATCGAGAGTAAGACAATGTGGCTGCCTGATTTGCCTGGGTGCTGGCTGTTCATAGGTTCCCAGAATGCAAGGCATTACGGACACATGTGTATCACGGGGTCGACTGTTGCCGTCCATCGTCTGAGTTATGAAATACACTTCGGCCCAATTCCTCCAGGAATGGACGTTCTTCACCTGTGTGATACTCCGTCGTGCTGGCGTCCGGATCATCTATATGCCGGCACCAAGAGCCAAAATATGCGCGACGCAGTTACTAGGGGCCGGCTGTTACCGCACCACCATCCTAGAACCTTCAAGGTGACGGCGGATCAGGTACTCAAGATTCGACAGCGAGAATCTGAGCTAGGCAGAGTTCTGGCTTGTGAGTATGGAGTCTCGGAGTCTAACATCTCGCTCATCAGAAGGAGACATACTTGGGCGTCGCTAGGATAAGGAAGTTGGCCGCCGGACCAGTCCAGCCAATCCTGCCTGAGATAGAAAAGTTCTCGATCAGGCTCAGCAAACGTGCCGCTGTGCTACTTCGTGAGGGCCACGAACGGCTAACCGCGGCCCAGAAAGAACGCAAGCTGCCGACGGTATCATTCGACTCATTCCTGGAACATCTGATGATGGCCGGCTTGGAACGACTAGCCCAGAGCATGAGTGGCCAGCAAGAGCCTGCGCCGATCACACAGAAGATCGTAGTCACGCCGGCAGAGGCCAACCGAGAGATGGTGATGGCCGACGCGGTCCAGGATCAGCGTGGCCGTAGGACTATCGGGGCGGTGCCGATGTATCACCGCCGAGCCTGAGACAAGTTGACGCAATGACGTAACTAGATGTAATCTGATAGTAAGGTAGTACCGAGCCGACCTCGGGGATGCCCAAGGCGCTTGGTGGTGAGTATCCGGTTTGAATCCGGACCGCTCATCTCCAGGCGCCTTTTGTTTTTCCAGGGTTGCTCGCTTTCGGCGGGTGCCGGACACCCCCGTATAAGGAATGAAACCGGTAGGGGTCGCCGACCTTGGATACGGCGCTTCGGGATAAGTTGATCCCGCGATCGACTACAACACAGGGAGGGCCATAATGGCCAAGGCAGCTAGCACAACCGCTGAAGTCACCAACGGGTCCCGGACCGACTCACCTGGAGACGATGCTTTTGACATCGAACTCCCGGAGGGTATGGACGCGGAAACTTTCGAGCGCGCCATTCAAGCGCCCGCGGAGGAGAAACCCGCAGCCAAACCCACCGACGAGGTCAAGCCCGCCGTCACAACTCCAGTAGTCACCACCACAGCACCGGAAGTCAAAGCAGAGCCAGCCACTACCACGGCCCCAGCCAAAGGGTCCACTGGCAAGGCGCTGGCCGCTGAACGTGTGAAGTCGAAGGATCTGCGCGCCGAGAACAAGCGCCTCCGTGAGAAGTGGGCCGAGATCGAGGGCGAACGCACGGTAGGCATGAAGACCATGGTTGGGGCTCTGCCCCCGCTTCAGGTCAGGGTCGAAAAGAGCAAGCCCGACGAGATTCTTCGGGCTGCCAATGAGGCTGAGGCCAGAGGCGAGAGCACGCACCCGAAGGTCATTACCGGAGTCCTAGAGGCGGTCGACTTGGCCGCCCAGAAGGCGACCGAGAAACTGGTCGAGAAACTCGATGAGAGGCGCATCCAGCAACAGGAGCGTGAACTTGCCGAGGATCTGGCCGATGACACCGGCGAAAACCTGACCGAGATTCTTACGAAGGCCGGCATCTACAACGCCATCGCCCGGGACGCGCAAGGCAACTACGCGGACCCTGTGATCGCAAAGAGGATCTACGGTTCGGCCAATCCGGCCAAGGCCGCTCTTCGTATCGCGCGCGCAAAGACCGCTTCGATGGAACCTGAAGTCGCTGAGGTGGAGGAAGTGGAGGAGCCGCTCAAAGAAGTCGCGATCAAGGCTAAGCCGGCTGAACCGGCGAAACCTACGGAGATCGAAGCGGCTCGACGGGAAGGGGCCCGGGAAGTGATGGAGACGGTTGTGAGTTCTGCCGCGAAACCGCGCGGCGTGCGCGTTTTCCAAAGTGCTGGTGCTTCTCCGCAGGTGGGGAGATCGCCTGAGTTCTGGGATTCGCTCAACCGCATGATGGACACGAACTCTGAGAAGTTTGTGGACTTCATGGATAAGAATCCGGCCATCTCGGCCTGGTTCGATCGCGGACGCCCCAAGTCCTGAGCGCAGTTTCAACAAGGAGGACCGCCAATGGCGGAGACAGAGTACACGACGGCATCGAGCGAGAGGGTTCAGCTCTGGGCGAAGCGCCTATGGGTCGAACTCCCAAGAGAAATTTTCTGGGGTAGGTTCATGAAGGAAAATGACCAGAACGCCATCATCGAAGTGAGGCGTGATCTGGAGGGAATGCCCGGCGACGTCTACAATTACTCGCTATCCCGGAAGTTGACGGGCGCGGGCGTCTCGGGAGATAACCAACTGGAAGGCTCGGAAGAGCTGTTGAACACCTTCCAGGACACCGTGACTCTCGACCAGCGGCGCAACGCCGTCCGGTTGAAGGGTCAGCTTTCCATGAAGCGCACCGCCTACGACCAGCCGACCCAGGCCAAGGGTCACCTGAAGACGTGGCTGGCGGAGGTGATCGACGACGACATCTTCACGAAGATCGACACCAACTCCAGCACCATCCAGTTCGGCGGCAACCGGACCACTCTGGGCAACCTCACGGCTGCCGACGTCATCACCCCGAGCCTCATCGACCGCTGTGTGGGTCGTGCGGCGAAGGCCGATCCGAAGATCTGGCCGGTCAAGATCGCAGGCGAGGCGTACTTCGTCCTCGTCATCCATACCGACGTCGCGTTCGACCTGGAACAGGACACCACGTGGCACGCGACGCAACGTGATGCCGGTCTCCGCGGCGACGAGAACAAGATCTTCACGGGCCGGTACGGCATGTGGAGAAGCGTGGTCATTCACGCGCACGAGAAGGTTCCAGCGGCGAACGATGGTGGCGCTGGCGCCGTAGCCTACGCCTCCAACTACTTCCTCGGAATGCAGGCCGGTCTCTTCGCTTGGGGCCGCCGACCGTTCGCGTGGGAGAAGGAATTCGATTACGGGAACAGCCCTGGCTATGCGATAGGTGCGATTTGGGGCTTCAAGAAATCGGTCTTCTCAGCCCAAGATCACGCCGTCATCGCGCTTCGCACGGCCCGCACCAACCTGGGTGCCTAACATGAGGAAAGGGGGATACACCATGAAGATGTTCAAGTGGCTGGCGGCCTCGCTGGCCGCCCTTGTCCTCTTCGCCGCGGCTCCTGCTTCGGCGCAGATCCCGTTCTACTTCTGGTGGACCACGGTCGACGAACAGGGCCGGGTCTACAAGACCAACACGGCCGGTGTTGGCGACGTGCAGTGCTCGGTCTACAGGACGAACATCCACGGCTCCGCTCTGTTGCATGCCACAACGGCTCTCACGACCGCCAAGGACAATCCGACGTTCAGCGACTCCAATGGGCGGCTCCACTTCTACAGCACCATCGCCGATCCGGTCGACCTGACCTGCTTCTACGCGTACGGTGGTTCCACGAGCGTGGGCAAGCTGGACCGGTTCACGCACAAGATCGTCATTCCGCGTGACGCTGCGCGCAACATCTCTCGATTCGCCGTCAACGCTGCGGCGACGGCGTACCAGTCAGACAGCGGTATCTTCCTGCCAAGTGGCGCGATGATTACGGACGTCATCATCCAGAACCTCACGCCGAATACCGGCTCACAGACGAGCCATCTCAGCGTGGGATTCCTGGGTAATCACGCCGTCGCCGTCAACAACGCCCTTGTCAACATGGTCGGCCTACACACCGGTACCTTCGGTTCTGGTGCGGCCGAGTGGATTCGCCCTGGCATCGTACAGCTAGCCAATCAGACGGCCAGCCAGGCGTTCGTATCAAATCGAGGTCTCGCACTGAAGTTTCACGTCGGCAACCAGTCTGGTGGAGACGGAGTTGGAGTCGGCAACTTCTACATGGAGACGTCGTACCTGATCCATGTGGCCACCGGCCTCGGCGTGTCCTACTCGCCGACGGTTACGACGGGCGCCAATATCAGAGCGCACGTGTTCATCTACTGGTCGAAGTTCCACACGTCAGTAAATCGGTCGCCGGCTGGTCAGTAACCGGCGCCTGTGTACCACGGCGGCGGCCTCAGAGCATCGGGGTCGCCGCATCCTTCACAACAAGCCCCCGGAAGAGGTCCGGGGGGAAGACGAAAGGGAGAGTATGATCCTGAATCCCAAGACTTTCGAGTTGCGCAACGCTGACAGTCTGGTCGGCTGGCTTTGGCTGCCGCTAGGTTTCCTGCTCCTGGTCCCAGTCATCGGCTATACCCCGATCGCCCCGTTTCCGATGATCCAGTTGCCGCTTCTGGAGCGCGCCATCCCCATCATGTGGCTGCTGCTGGCTGGCGCCGCCGCCCTAATGTTCCGGGTGGCTAAAGCGTCAATCCCGTTAGCCGCTCTGATCTCATGGGCAGTTGTCCGTGCGGGCATCAACGCCTTTCCGCTGCGTTCGCTCCAGCTTCTTGTGCTCACCGCCTTCGTCAGCTATCTCTACGCAGTCGCGCGCGACATGGACGCCCCCCGCGTCCGGCTCTTCTGCTGGGCCCTAGCTGCCGGTATCGGCTTCGAGTTGGCACTGGGTTACCTGAATCTATTCCACATCTATCCGTGGATGGGTTGGGTGTTGCCTGACCAGGTGGGCCGAGCCATGGGGCTCCTGACGCATCCCAACTACTACGGTTCGGTCATGGCCCTTTCCCTCCCGATCATGTGGGCTCTACTAGGCCCGCTGGCGGCCATTGCCATCCTGGTCCCGGTTGTGCTCTCCCAGTCCGCCGGACCAGTCATCTCGGCCTTCGCTGGCATCGTGGTGGCTGTCTGGCCTGACCTGGGGCGCAAGACTCGATACTTTGTCCTGGGTCTGGTGTCTGGCGTAGCAAGCTGGGTGATGACGGTCCACGAGTGGAGACTTTCCGGACGCCGAGAAGTCTGGCAAGCGGTCTGGCCCGAGTTGATCCGGTACCCACTGATCGGCCAGGGCTTCGGTGACTGGCGGGTGTGGGCAGAGCAATACAACGCCAAACTGGGCGCTGTCACGGGCAAGATAGAGGCGTTCGCAACGCTCCAGGCGCACAACGAGCCATATCAGCTTCTATTCGAGTTGGGGCTCATCGGCTTGGTGCTGGGCCTGCTGATCGTTCTTCAGGCCGGCGTATCCGCCCGAATAGTCTGGAAGAAGAACAATGAAGTCCGCAGGCCGGATTGGTGGAAACGGCCTATACCATGGGACATGGCATGGCTCGGCGTAGTTGTTGTAGCGGTGGTGAATAGTTTCGGAAGCCCGACGCTCCATCTCCCTGCGCAGGCGGCCATCGCCGTCTTCGCTCTAGCTCGCTTACAGTCATCCGCCACGACTTGGCTAGCGTTCGACAAGCCAGTGGTGTCTCTAGGTAGAGCGCGTGGCGCGCGTGGAAGCGCAACTCAAAAAGCCGCCGGAAAAGGTCCGAGCGGGAAGGAGCACGTTCATGCCTAAGATCACGGATCGTACGATCGAGGAAGTTATGGACAGCCAGGCGGAGCGGACGGTAGGGGCTGGACTCACTGAGGGCAGGCTTGGCGTCGTCCAAGCCAAAGTGGCCTATCTAGGCTCTCGCCGAAACCGACAGCTCCCGCTGAAGGGAACCATCAGCAGCACGAAGTTCGCCGATGGCGAGGTAACCGAGGATATCGCCGATACGGGCTTTACGCCCTACGACTTCTCCAGTCACGACCTGCGCGGCAAGTTGTTGGAGAAAAAGCTGATGCCGATGGACCATCCGATTCACAAGGTCCGCGGCAAGCCGTTCGTGATCTGCAAACACCCGGACCATCTCTGGGCGCTCCATCGTTCCAGGGACGCCGAGGGGAATCCGGAATTCGAGATCATTTCGAGCGGGAAAAGCGCTGCGCTGATCGACGAGTATTTCATCCGCCGGACGCGGGCTCTCAGAGTTGCCGACGACGACTTTAACGCGGTGCGCATGAACGCGACCGCAAGTGACGCCCAGGGCGCGGTGTAAACTAGAGACATCCTGGCACTGCCAGGGAGAGGAGAACGCCTATGTTCCACAAGGATGACAAGACGGGTGGGGCGGTATATGAGCCAGGCAGTCAAGAGCAGGCCCTCGGCCAGTTCGCTGGCGTGGGCGAGTTCAAGAATCTGAACAAGAAGCCGGGCGGCAACTTCAAGGCCGCCGACGGTGCGAACCGAAGCAAGACCAACGAGAGCGACGAGGCGGTCTACGTTGCCGAGGGGCAAGATGGGGCCCTCGCCGACTTCGCCGGAAGTCCGACGGCCGCCGGCAAACTTTCGTCCGAAAAGGAAAGCGACTTCGCTGGTGACGTTCTCAGCATCGGCAAGGGCAGCGACTACGGCTGGAATTCGGACAGCCCCTTTTACAAAGGGTAAGCCATGAAGCGAACGCTCGCTGTACTGCTATTTGTGGGCGCCCTGGTCTTAGCGGGCCAGGGCGTCTTCGCTCAGCCTACGCTTCAGAAGGGCAGGAACATCAGCACCGCGAACGTGAACTGCCTGTTGGCCAACCCGGTCAACGTGTTCTCGCATAACACTGAGCGCCTGTCTATCAGCATCGAGAATGTCGGCACGACACACGTCGTTCTCTGGAATAGCAGCAGGGGTGAGGCGCAGCCATTCACGCTCCACGCCGGGGCGACGCTATCGCTCGACAACTACGTCGGGAGCCTGGATTGTCGCGCGCCCGGAACCGTACAGCTTCAGATCCTAGAAGAGACGCGCTAATGAAGGAGAGCCAGATGAAGGCATGGACGAAGCGTGAGAAGGTCTTTGCCGTCGCTCTGGCGGCCATGTTCTTGATGGGCGCTGCCACAGTGACACGGTCGGTCGACTTCATGAACGTGACACCTCTAGGTGGACTTTTCGGCGTCAGCCACATCTCTTCGGTGCTTCACGTTTCGGCGGCCTCTCCGATCCCGATTGTCGTCTCTCCACAGTCGACGTTGATCGTGTCGTCCGCCCACGTGGCCACCGTCAACCACATCTCCAGCGTGACGCACGTCGCCATCAACAGCTACGGATCAGATCCGACAGTGTCCGCGACTCTCTCCTCGCTTGGGGCCACATCGGGCTTTGGCAACCTCACGGACGCGGGCGTGAGCACTGTGCAAGTCGCTGTATCCTCTATTTCCGCAGGAATCTCGCTGGTCTTCGAGACATCTAACGATGCCAGTACGACATTTCTGACGAGGGCCGGACTTGATCAAAATGGCGTGCCAGTGATGAATATTACGGCGAATGGAGTCTATGTATTCCCGACTGGTGGAGCACAGGCTACACGTACACGCGTCATCGACTTTACGTCCGGCTCTGTTGTGGTTAGATCTCGCGGTATCCGCGGCGGATGGACGCCGCCTGTATATCACCAAGGCGCCAGCAGCAAGACCGGATTCTACTGCCACTCCCAAGCCAACTTCGTCACGTCGGCCCCGGAGAGCATCATTGCCCACGCAGGCAACAGTCAGAGGCTCTACATCTGCGGCTATTCCCTCACGCCGACGCAGGACGAACAGGTGGTTTTGGTCGAAGGGACGACTGCTGGATGCAAGACCGGCACGCTCGGTGTATGGCCGGGGCCGTCAGCGCCTCATCTGGCTGCGGTGTGGCACGTGAGCGCATTGCCAATCATGGAGTCAGTTCACCCGACCTCGTGGCTGTCGACTCAGACCGCCGGAAATCCGCTCTGCGTGCATAAACTGAACGCGACTTCGAGAGTTTCCGGCATCGTTATCTATGGAGCCTATCCGGACGGTACCGGTAGATAAGTAGGCCCATGAAGCCACGCTCCTGGTTGGCATTGGTCCTGGGAGTTCTCGCGCTGGCCATGGCCGGTCGAGAAGCCAGCAGCCAGGGCATCGCCAAGACGTGGATCTTACAGTCTGCTGCCACGACCGCCAGCACCGGGACCGTGGCGCACGTCGCCGGCTTCACAGTAGCTACCGTCCAGATTGTCGTGCCAACAGGGGCCTCCCCGGCCGCCACGGTAGTCTTCCAGACATCGCTTAACAACACCCACTACACGAACGTACGTTGCCTGCCAGTCAGTGGCAATACGGCACACGTGTCGGTCAAGTTCACGCCGGCCAACGTCGGTATCGCGGATCTCCAATGGCGCTGTAACGTCTCTGGTTCGTACTGGTTCCGTACCGACCTGCGGGAGTTTTCTGGGCCAGGATCGGTCTCGGTTTTCGGCATCATGACGTCTGGCGACCCGCAGGTGTCGTCCACCGGCGGGACCACGATCGACACGTCGACCGGCCCTGTGCCGGTGGTGATCTCGCCGCAGGGCTCGCCAGTACCAGTTGTGGCCCACCTGAATGCCTCCACCTTCCCGATCCCGGTCTTGGCTCACAAGGCGGTTGGTGCCTTCTGGGTGGTGGATCACGTTTCCTCCGTACAGCATGTGGCTGCGGCTCGACCATTGCCAGTGGTCCAATCTCCTGAAGGAGGAATCTGGCCTGTTGCGGCCCACAAGGCGACGACGGCCTTCTGGACGATCGACCACATCAGCTCTGTAACGCACGTGGCGTCCGGTCCGATCCCATTGCGGGTGGTACAGGCAGTCGAAGGAACTCCCTGGATTGTCCTGTCCCACCAGGGAGGCGCGCCCTGGACGCTCAGTCATATTTCCTCGGTGACGCATATCGCAACAACCGCCGCGGCGCCGCTACACATAGCCGGCGGGACGGGCAGCAACAACTTGGTCTGCCACACCTACGTCGGCTTCTCGCAGTCGACGGACGGGATCATCGCTCATGGCGCAGCCGGGCAGAAAATCTTCATCTGCGCGATCATTGCCGGCGGTTCGGCCTCCTCAAACTTCTCCCTGGTGGAGGGTACCGGGACCACGTGCGGCACGAACACTCGCGCCATGCTGGGCTCGACTGTGGCTGCTAACGGAATCCCGATCGGCAGCACGACACTGTCGGCAACGGCGACGTTCCCGTTCATTTCAACAGATGTGGCTGGTAACGCGGTGTGTATCTTCGTATCCGGCGGCAGGGTGGCCGGCGGGATGTCCTATAGGAGTAATCAGTGATGCTTGCGTGGGCGTTCAAATCACAGCCAGAACTTGGCAGCCAGCCCTTCGACGGCATGGTGCTCACGGAGTTCATCCTCCGGGCGCCGCTCGACGGCCAGTCCGGCGGCGAGGTAGCCGTGGTCTGCACCCGGGACGGTAAACCAGAGAAGATGGTCCACCGGTTCGCACTAGAGCCAGGCATCGCGGAGAAACTACCCGACGCGCTCTCTAAGGAACTATACGACTGGCTGGTTTCGCTCCTCCAGGAAAAGGGCCTCCTGCCCGACGGGGCCGCCGCCGCGCCGCGGCCAGCGCCAACGCCTACGCCGGCCGCGCCTGCTCCACCTGGCTTCGGCGGAACACTGGGGTAACCCATGCCACTCGATACGTTCGCGCAGATTCAGGCGCACATTCTGGAGCGGGGCTACGAAGATTCCACGGATCTGACCGGCGACTTCTTCACACTGTCGTCCGATGCCATCATCGAAGCCTGGCGAGATATCGCGACTCGCTGGCCGATCCTGGAATGGAGGAAGAGTCCTGTCGGAGCCTTCATCACGGTGGCCTCAATCACGACCACGACGTTGACGATTGCCGCGGCCGGTGAGGCTGTAGCCGCTACCCTATCCGTGGCCCCAGCCACCTCGATCGTGGGCCGGAAGATCAAGCCTACCGGCAAGGAATGGTACGCCATCGTCACGGCACACACCGCTGGCGACACAGCCGTCACCCTGGACGTGGCCCAAGAGGCCATCGCGGCCGGGACGGCATGCACCATCTACAAGGACGAGTACACCCTGAATGCTGATCTGGGGCTCTTTGTGGATGGCCTCTGGTACCCGACCAGCAAGTTCGTGGCGCTGAAGAGCGAAGAGTACATGCGGTCAGCCTTCCCGGTGCCGCACGCGAGCGATATCCCGGAATACTTCGCCCGCATCGGCCAGCGCACGATCCGGCTCTCCAGTTATCCGACCAGTGTGAAGCGGGTCGAGTACCTCTACTCGTTTGTGCCGGATGATCCATCCGGGACTACTACGCTGGCCATACCCACGTTCTGGCGTCCGGCCCTGGCCGAGCTCGCGCTGGCTATTCTGATCGGCATGAAATTCGACCGGCGAGAGAATGACACGATGGCGCGCGCAGAGCGGATGATCGAGCGGTGTATTACCTACGAGAAACAGCGGATGTCTGGACTACAGACCAAGAGCCCAACTGGCTACCGGGGCGCCTATGGGGCATAATGGCATTATGGGGGCACACATGAAGAAACTGCTGTTCGCTGTGATGGTGCTCCTGTGCCTTCCTAGTTCTGTTTTCGCCGTTAACGGGAATTGTTCAATCTTCCGCTCGTGGTCGACAGGCGACCAGCTCACGGCCGGCGACTTGACGACGTCTTTCACCAATGTTGGCGTCACGAACGACAACCCGGACTGCATGGCGAGTCACGCCAGCTCCACGACAGCAATCCAGGCGTCGCGTCAGCCGCTCCAGGTCGGACTAGCTCCGGACCTGACCCCGACTATGACCGGCGAAATCCAGAGTCTACGCGGTCTGATACTGCGTCTCCTTCAATCGCAGGATAGTGCCACATCGTCACAGTGGTATGTCCCGCCGATGCGGTTCGAGAACCACTCCGGTGGTGGCATCACTCTTGGCGACGTGGTGATGTTGGACCCCGGTTCCCCGGTGGCCACCTACAATGGCCCGGCTGCCTCTTCTCAGGACACTCCAGGCCCAAGGGTCACCACGACGGCCGTCTACGCACAGAGAGGGATGGTCGGAGTTGCCATAGAGAGCATCGCTCACGCGACTTATGGCCGGATCGCCTTCTGGGGTATCCACCACATCGGTGTCACTGGCGACGTCCATGTCGGCGCCTACCTGGTGGCCTCCGGTACGGCCAAGTTGGCGGCGGCGACTCGGTATCACGCAACCTCGTCTTCTCCGCCGGCCGGCGCCTTCGCGGTGGCACTCCACGCCACAGCCGGTCCCCAAAGTTCCACGACGCGGCACATCCGAGCTCTGCTATTCGGTCGCCCACCGGTAGCCGCGAACGATGTGATCAATGCCGCCGATCATGGCGTACGCTGCGATGGCGTGACGGATGATACGGCCTCCATCAGGTCTGCGCTAGTCCGGGCCGCCCATACCATCGGAAACATGAGTGCGGGTAATTACGTCGATCTGCCGGCAGGAGACTGCGTTGTTAGCGGACAACTGATTCTCCAGAACGGCGTCACGCTGCGTGGCCGCGGACCACAACAGACGACACTCCACTACACGACGGCTCTCGCGATTGCCACGCCTGCAATCCTGCTAGGCAGTCCAAGCGGGACGGCGCTCGCGTTCAACACTCGGCTGGAAAGCCTTCAGATGAACCTGAATCACGTTGTAAACATTGGTGTTTTTTCTGACCGAGCCAATGAGAACTCCGGCCTCTATCGTGTTCGTATCCGTGCATTCCTAACCCATGGGGCGAGTTTCATTGACACCTCCTCCACGATTTACAACGACAACTGGAGGATCGCAGAGACTGAATTATGGAGATCTGACACCACGTCCAATGTGGCTGTAGGACTCTATCTGAACACGCTCAAAACGGGCGGACGGGTGCACCGGCTCACGGTCAGTAATAGTAACGGCACAACGACATTCGGTCGAGCTGGGGTGTGGCTGGAAACCCAGGGCGGTAGTTCGGGCGGGGTGAGTATCTACGGCCTGAACGTGGAGAATGCCGAGATCGGTGTGTTCGCGGGGAACAACTCGGATCTCATCCTACAGGGCATGACGTATTCTGGCACGGGTCAGCAGGCGCAAGTCTCTCTTCACACGTCCGGCTCCGTGGATATTTCCAGACTGACGAGGGCTAGCGGCCAGTTCTCTGTCCTTGATAGTCCGGTCGGATACTCGAATACAGGATTAAGGCTGGGCGCGTACTTCAAGTCTGCCGGCCTCGGTGCCCAAGCATTCGTTGCGGACTCTAATCGGACCGGTCTCTACGCGACGTCGATTCCACTCCTTGCAATTCATTCGACGGCTCTATCTGGTTCCGGCAGGCGGACCGGTCTTACATTCATGGGTAACGGCGATGGATGGCAGCAGCTATCTGCACCTGACGGGACCGGGGCACCTCTCCAACTGGCTCATATTGCCGGCGGTGTCGTCGGGGGTACTCTGCTGGAGTTGCGGACGAACGGACTCCTCATGCTCAAAAACGGCACCCTGACCTCGGTGTCTATTGGCAATGACACCGCTCGCGCCACGACCAGTTGCACCTTGTGTCTCAACCTTTTCGATGGGACGGCGCCGGTCGGTACCCTAGCCAACGGCATTTCGCTGTATTCGACGGCGGGCGAGCTACGGGTCATGGACTCCGGGGGCACCGCTACTCTGCTGTCACCCCACGAAAAGGGCACGAACCTATGGATCTTCGACTCCATCGAGACCACCACCGGCCGACGTCTGAAGATCGACATGGAGAAGATGATGAAGGCGCTCAATGACTACATGGGGTGGAACTATATCCACGAGAGTACGCCATGAAGCGCCGCCTAGTCCCGATCCTGGTCCTGCTATGGACGTTCTTGCCGTATCCAACATGGGGACAACAGGCTACCTGCGAGGACCAGCTTCGCACAGCGCGCGTGGCTCTGGACCAGCTTGTCGCTAGTCGGACGAGGGGCGAGACGGACGCGGCTCAGGTTATCAGCCGGCTCCTGAAGCAGATTGAGACGCTTCAGACCCAAATCGACCTCATTCTGAAGGGGAAGGATAAGCAGTAATGCCGTGGGATAGCTCGATCATAGTTCCGATCGTTCTGGGCAAGGACGGCGTGTACGGCATTCGCAACGCCGACCGTGTTCCGATGGGCGGCGCCAAACTGTTACGGAACGTGTCGATGGAAGATAGGACGCTTCGCACCGAGGGTGGGGCCGCCTCGCTAGGCACCGCGGTGGGCTCCAGCGCCAGAGCATCTATCGACTACTTTCCGACGTCGACGCAGCAGCGCACCGTTACGGCGTTTGCTGATGGCACCGTGCGGAAGGACGATGGCGAGGGCACCTACAGCGCCGCCCTGGTCTCGGGTCTCACTACATCCGGCCAGATCCCTCACTTCGTCGAGGCTGGCGCCGAGGCGCTTGGGAACAACAAAAAACTGTTCATGGCGGACAGGGTCAATGCTGTCCGTGTTCTGTCCGGCGACGGGGCCGCCATGACCACCATCGCCAATCCGCCGGCCGACTGGGCTGGCGCGAACCAGCCATTCTGCTTGTGCAACCACGGCGGTTTCTTGTGGGGCGCCCTGGGGGATCGCGTCTACAGATCGTCCCAGCTTGACCACGAGGACTTCCTGACATTTCCATACCAGCGGCCCGTCTTCCCGGGTGTCGGCGAATACATCGTGGCCATGTGGTCCTACAAGGGCTTTCTGGTCATCTGGAAGTACCCGCGTGGCGTGTTTCTTCTGGACACGAGAGATCCGGCAGAAGCGCAATGGGGACTGAACCAGGTGGGTCCAGCCGGTGCCGTAGGACCATACAACGTGATCGGGCTGGAGGACGATGTTTTGTCTGTTGATCCGGCCGGAGGCTGGCATCTGCTTTCTCAGACACAAGCATCGGGCTCGGTGCGGGCCTCGGACTTGACCGCCAAGAAACTCGGATCGTTCATGCGCGAGAGAGTCAATCTGTCACAACTGGCGACTGCGCAGCTTGTATACTATGAGCAGAAGGCCGTAGCCATGTTGGCGTGCCACCAGGCCGGGTTGACGACAAAAAATATCAGAATCACCCTGGACACTCTGGACGCGGCCGAAACAGGAGAGAAATGGGCATACTCGGATCGCGACAGGAATGAGGCGCTCTTCATGCGCAAGGAGGGCAACTTTGCGATCCCGGCCATGGTCGATGCAAACGGCAAACTGTGGGAGCTGGATCGGACGAACAGAAGCCAAGACGGTGCCGCCTTCACATTCGAGTGGCAACTGTGGGACACGGACTTCTCCCAATTCGTTGGTCAGGCCGTCGGGCGCCGGACTGCTGGCAGGTTTCTGCAACTCGAATACGATCCCAGAAATGCGGCCACGCACACGATCAACGTGAACCGGGACGGCGGCCTGGCTCAGTCTCTCAGTTTCAACCTGGCCGAACAGCCGGCTACGTTGCCGGCGGTGCTACCGTTCGTCCTGGGTCAGGCGTCGCCGAAGCGGACCGAGCAGAAGCGCCTGAAGGGGATAGCCTACAGGTGGGCGTTTGCGGGTCATACCACATCGGCTGTCGATGTATCCCTGATGAAACTCTACATTGGCTTGGACGTCGTGGTGTAAGGGGAACGGGATGGCCGACTTTAGCTGGCTCGACAGCACCATCACGCAGGACGGGAACACGTTCGACCTTGGGGTTCCCTCCTGGGAATGGCAGCAGCAGAACGTCCCGATAGACCTGAATCAACCGAATCCCCAGGACTTTAATACCGGCACCATGGTGGGCACTCCCGAACCGACTGCCGGCGCCCAAGATACCGGCGAGTTTGGTCTCAATCCGAATGCCAACCTAAACATACCGGCGCCTAGCATGGGCGGAGAATTCGGCCTTAATCCGAACGCAGGTCTCGCGACTGGTGCCCAGCCGCCGCAAATGACACAGCAGGCGGCTCAGACGGCATTCCAGCAGCAGATCCAATCAATGGGCCAGAATGACCGGGATGACCTGGACGCCGCCTCAGACAGGATCGGGATAAGTGCCGACGGCAAACTGGTCTATACCGCCGCCGCTGGAGCAGACAAGGCTGGCAAGCCGGTAACGCCCGGCTCCGGTGACAGCGTGATCGACAAAGCGCTTGGAGTTCTGGGTAAGGTCTGGGCCGATCCGGGCGGCAAGATGGCCATGGTGTCCCTCGGTCTCGGCGCCGTCGGGATGCTGGCCGGCCAACTGTTCGCCCCGACACCGCCGAAACTTCAGACGCCGACACCTGTTCAGTCGCCTGCTCAGCAGATTGGCACTGGAGTACTAGCGGGCGCTTTGAATGCCCCAGCCGGTGCTCCGTCTTCATTGACAGGCTCGCTGGCCGGCGGACCTGGTACAGTTCCGGGTACAGGTGGCGCCCAGAATCTAGCCCAGTTCGCGCCGCGTGGTATAGCCGCGGACCTGACCTCGAACGTACAGAACGCTGTAGCGGGCCAGCGGACCATCTCAGACGCTGCTCTTGGTGCCGCCGGCAGAGAACTGCTAGCCCAGCAAGAACAGGCCCCAGGCGAGCGCGAGGCTAGGCTACAAGCCCTCCAGGATGTCCGTGGCCTGCAAGGGCCGACTGCCAATCTGGCGCCGACTCTGGCTAGTGGTCTCATGTTCGGCAACGCGACCCAGAACACGCTGAACGCTGCCCCGCAGCCGGGCCAGACCATAGCCCCCGCTCTATACGAGGACCCCATCCGCATCGCCATGGCGCGGCAACTGGAACACGTGCTTGGCGGCGATCTACCGACTCCTGAGCTAGACCGGCAGTTCAAGGAGGAGGAGTTAGCGTTGAGGAACCAACTCTTGCGTTCTAATGGTCCAGGGTACGCGACGTCCTCGGTTGGTATCGAGACTCTCCAGAGGATGCGCGAGAGTCAGCAGATCCGTCGCGAACAGTACAAGATGCAGGTCATCAATACGCTGGGCGGTCAGCAGCAGTCGCGCCGCCAGTTCGATATCACGCAGCCAGAGGCGCAATTCCAGGGCCGGCTTGCCAACTTCGCACCTAACGAGTTGCAGCGGGCCCAGTTCGCGGAGAATGTGCAAGCTAATCGCATGAATCAAGCCCAGGGTATTGCTGGCGGCTTTGGCCGTCAACCGCTGGCGAATACGGCCACGACGCTGACATCTGCTGCACCCACGGCGCGTGAACTACTTGGTCTCGATCAGGCCGGCCGTTCGGCCGAGCAGGCGAACCAGCTACAGAACCAGGCCGCCCTGGAAGCCTTCAAGGCTGGCGGGCAGAATGCTGCCAACACAGCCTCAGGTATCGCCGGCCTGTTCACTGGTGCGGCCGGGGCCGCCATTGGCGCCAGCAGACCCATGTTCACTTTGGCGCCTGGCACTGACAACACGAAGCTGGTCGGGAGCGTAAGCTAATGGCTGGCATCTCGTACCCAGGCGTCAGCGGAGCAGCCGCACTCGGCGCTCAGCATGGGCTCGCATCCGGGATCAAGACCGGCCTGGAGATGCGTCAGGCGGACGAGCTATCACTGGTCCGAGGTCTCCAAGCGCAACGGGAGGCTCTGGGGCTAGCGCAGGAACAGAATGCGGAGTCCGCCTTCGTAAAGGGAATGAACGCCCCACAGGAAACGCCCATGTACGAGCCGGCCACGGAGGGCAGCATCGCCGCCAACATTCCAGGCGTGACTCCTGGCGTAGAGCCATGGGCGCCGCCCGGACAGCCTCAGATGGAAGGCGGCCCCAGCAACTACGTTGCCGCCCCCAGCGCATCTGCTGCTACTGCTCCCGGTATATCTATCGCGGCCGGGAAGCCGGCAGTAACAGGGGCGCCGTATACCTCGATGGCATCGCTGAAGAGCGTAATGTCTCCCAAGGAATTCGCGGCTCTCGCCATGAGTCCAAGGGGGCAGACGCTATTCAAGCTGAAGAACGTCATGACCGAGGCCGAGGTCGACAAGATGCAGCGGAACCGGGAGGGCTTCAAGCGTCTAAAAAAGAACATGGAGGACGCACAGATAGCCTTCGACAACGGTGACGTCTCCGCTGGCTTACATGCTCAGGCCGCCGGCTTCCTGGCGAAAGCAGACCTGGACGACGATCCCCAGAAGTGGTTCGACAAATACGAGGCCAAGCAGGGCGAGATCAAGGCATGGGCCAAGGACCAAGATAACCCCAAGATCGCCCAGGCCCTGCAAGACTGGTATGCGGACGTGTCTAAGCATCAGGAAAAATACAATAACGACCCGTCCTCGGCCAATCTGGAAGCCTACCGCAAGGCGATCTGGAACTATCCGAAGGAGAGCCATCTAGCCCAGCAGGCGGCGCCAATCATGATGAGGCAGCTTGCCGAGCACACTAGCACGCAGTCGCACCCGACGCTTGAAGCGCTGCGCCGCGACGTCGATGCGATGGGGAGTAATGGAATCCCGGAGGGGACGGATGCCACGATGACACAAGAGAAGGTGGCGGAGTCCATCTTAAACCAGGACCCGAAGCGTCGCGCCGCTGTCCAAAGTGTGCTCCTTAACCAGATCGAGCAGGGGAAGAAGCCTCCCGAGTGGCAACTGCGCGTTACCGGTCTACATAAGGTCACCAAGGATGCCGCGGACCTGGCGGGCCAGCGACTCCGCGACCGCGGTCTAGATCCGAACCTCGACAAGAACGGTGAGGCATTCGCTTCTGAGGTCATCAGAATCCAGACCGAGACCGCCCATAATCCAGACGCCATTCTGTTGGAAATGGCCGATCGTCAGGTGAGTGCCGAAAATCCTGGCCTGGATAGAAACTCTGCGGCTTATCAGGAAAAACAACAGGCGAAGTTTCTGGATCTCCAGAGGGCTCGGACCGCGGCGAAACTAAAGCCAGCGCCAGGCCGCGGCACACAGCAAGGCTACGTCAATGATGTAGCCTCAAAGGAGTTTGGCGAAGGTACCAAGGAAGCGCTGGAGCTCATTAGGCTATACAATGATGAGCGTAAGAAAGCGGGTATGGGTGAGGAAAGCAAGAGCGTAGAGCAACTCATCGCAGAGGTCAGGGCCGGTACTACTGGTGTAAAACCAGCACCGACCCTAGTACCGGCGCCGGGTTGGAAGGGATATTTCGGTGCCACGGTCGAGGCTCCAGCGCCAGGTAAACAACCGGCTCCAGCGCCAGCGCCTGGCAAAGAGCCGGCCGGAACAGGTGGCCCCATGACCAGCACTGGACAGCCTACGCCAAAGTGGGATACTCTTAGCCTGGCCGATAAGATGGCGCGCCGCGCGCAGGCGGTGTCGACTCTCTTCAGTGGCAAGACATGGGAGCAACTGACTCCTGCCCAGAAACTAAGGGTACAAGATAGTTTGTCTGAAAAGTGAGGAGACTGAGACCCAATGGCCGGCCCATCCGTCGCGGACCTTGACCGGCTAGATCAGCAACTCCTGACGCCTAAGAGGGCGCGATCGGCCGGCGCGGGTCCGTCCGTAGAAGATCTGGACGCTCTCGACGCGCAAGCGCAATCCGCCCAGGTCACCGGCGCTGAAGAACTTCCGTCGGTCACGGGTGAAGAGCCGACAGGGGCTGTTCCCGGGCCTGAGCCGGTCAAGACCGCACAACCACTACCAGCTTCGGCCACTCCCGGCGCCGTCACTCCGCTGCGGGACCTGCTTACGCAGAACATGCTACAGCCGCCACCTACTCCACGGACAGCGCGGGAGGTTGGTCTGCACATGGGGCTACCTCAGACGGAACAGCCACCGGAGGCAGTCATCTCCGCGGCTCCTGGTGGCTCGGCTACGATGATGCGGCAGCAACTTGACGTGGCGGGCAATCCTGTCGGGGCGCCCTACGCTGTCACCAGTGGAGCTGAAATTTCACCGGAAGCCAAGGCCAAGGGGCTATCTGGGCGCTTACCTGGTCAAGCGCGCACGCCGCTAGAACGAGCCATGCGTGTGCCGGGTGCTGCCGCGGGTGGATATGTCAGCAGCGGCTCGGCCGGTATCATGGACGCTGTTGGTCACGCTATGGGCGTGGAAACGCCAGCTCCTCCTGAAAACGCCGCTGAGAGGATTGCTGCCACCGCTGGCCACCTGGTTGGCTTTATCGGTGGAGCACCTGTCAAGGCAGGCGCTGCGATCTACTCGGCTACGGTGGGTAAGTTGTTGATGCCATTAGCGAAGGGGTCTCTCGGGGTTCGCATTGCCAAGTTCATTGCCGATGAAGCGGGTCGTATGGCTACCATGTCTGCCGTGGCACAGACCGGCACGGCTATCGAGCAGCCGACTCCTGGTGCAGCCGTAGCGGAACTAGGGAAGGCGGCAGCTAGCGGTGCTGTGACCGGAGGCATATTTGGAGCCCTGGGCGCGGCTGTGCCTGAGAGCGCCGCTGGGTTACTGCGAGCAGGCAAGATAGCTACGGCTAAAGCCGCTGGCGAGACCGTCCCGTTAGCAGAGCGTGCCGCCGGGGTCGCTCAACAGTTAGCCGAGCCCAGAACCCTAGCTCGTATGGGCATGGGTATAGCTTTGATGAAAGCCCAGAGATGGGTCGAGAGCGGGAAGCCGCCTTGGACTGATCAGGCGTGGGCCGAATCAGCCTATGACTTCGGGTTGGACGCTTACTTTCTGTTTCACGGTAGAGACCTGCGACAGATCGGCAACGAAGTTCACCACGAGGCTCAGAACAGAGGCGTCACAGAGGCTCAAGTGCTATGGGATCGGTGGATAACCGAAGCGCGTCAACGTGCCGGCGACGAGAAGTTCGATCGCATCCGTGAGGACTTTATCAAAAGCGGCGGTAACGAAGACGAAGCCGACATGCACGCCGCCCACTCGATCCTTCATGAAGAAGGCGACCGGGTGCGGGCCGAAGCTAAGGCTCGCGGGATTACAGAGGAAGAGGCATTCAGGCGTGACGCTATCGCCAAGGCCAGGGATGCTGTAGGAGAGGATTACTTCAAGAAGACGGTGTCCTCATTTGCTAAGCGCGGGATAGCGCCGGCCGAAGCTGAGTTCAAGGCCGCGCAGGCAATCCTGTTACGCGGCACGAAACCGAAGGGCGAAAAACAGCCGCCGACTGAGGCGCCTGCTACTGCTCCAACCGAAGAGGTAACACCACTCCGGGACCTTGTCGAGGGGCAGGCTGAACCAGTCAAGCCCGAGATGGCCACCGGGCCGACAGTCGCGGATCTGGACGCTTTAGACAAGCAGCCGGCCGCGCCGGCAGAACCTGCAATGCCGGCGGCTGGTAAGTTCAGGCCGTCTGCACAAGTGCAGCCTGTTTCGCCAGAGGCACAGGCGACCCTCGAACAGGTGAAGCGTAACGAAGAGATATTGGCCGCCGCCGGTAAGCCGGTAGCCGAGCCTATCACTGGTCCGCCGACTCCAAAGGAGCAGCCGCAGAAGGAGCAGCCGCAGGCAGAGGCTACCAAGGTCGAGGATTTCTTCAAGCCGCCGCCAACTCCTCAGACGCAGGAGCTGATTAGGCAGGCGCTCAGCATGGAACCGGAGGAATTTAAGAAAACTGTCTCGGTTCTAGTGAAACGCGGTATGAGTCAGGAAGACGCCGAGCAGAAGGCGGCGCAGGGTATCGCGATGAACCGGCCTGGCAGACAGAGCGTAAAAGCCGGGGAAGCCGTGCGCGCCGCCAAATCTCCGGAAGTGGAAGAACTGATCAAAAACGGCAGTGACGCCGAACTGAAGGCGGAGATATCTAGGCTGAACGAGGAGTTCCTGGGTCTTAGTTATCCAGCCATCGAACGCGGTGATGGGGATGCACTCAATGCTGTTGTGGCGCGCCTACATAAGGAGCTTGCTAGACGTCGCAAGGCTGCTGCACCGCCGCCGGCCGAGACTGCCGCTGAGGTTCAACCATCAGCAGAGAAGCCGCTGGCCGAAGCGCCAGAAGAAGCGCCGATCACTGGCCAGCCTAGTGAGGCGGAGCCACAACCTAAGCAGCAGCTGCCGGTCGAGAAACCTGCCCCCGAGGGCAAGCCGGCCGAAGGTCAGCAGGCCGCTGCCGCCGCCCCAGAAGAGGCGCCCAAGGCCGAGTTCGAGCATTCCAGCACGCAGGTAAACCTGCCGCCAGAGATCGCGAAGAAGGTTACCGACTATGGCAAGACCATACCGGACGCCGAACTTGCGGAGAAAGGGCGGGAACAATCTCCGCACGTCACCGTCCGTTTTGGCCTACACGGCGAAGAACCGGCCGCGGTCGAAGAGAAGTTGGCCGGCGAGGGGCCGGTGAATCTCAAGATCGGCGGCGTAGGAGTATTCAAGCAGCCCGACTACGACGTGCTCTACGCCAAAGTCGATAGCCCGGAACTGGCCAGGCTACACCAGAAACTAGGTACTCTGCCGAACACAAATGAGCACGGCGAGTACGTGCCGCACGTCACTATCGCGTACCTGAAACCCGGGGAGGGCGATAAGTACGTCGGCCATACACCAGAAGTATCGGCGACAGTCAACTCGGTCCAGTTTTCGGCCAAGTCGGGGAAGACTACTGATATTCCGCTCGGGAAGCGCTCACCATTAGTCGAGCCGGCAGCGAAACCGGAGAAGCAGAAGACACTCCTAGCTGAGTCCGGAGACCGCGTCAAGATCACCGACGGTCCTGACCGCGGCAAGATCGTCATCGTTATCGGGATCGAGCCGCACCCGACGCGGGGCGCCGAACTGCCGGTCTACAAGGTAGATATGACGGACGGGACGACGGAGAAGATCCCGTCCAACATGACCGAGCCGGTCAAGAAAACGCCACAGATCCCGAACGAACCCAAGACCGGATACGTGCTGCCCGGTTTCGTGGGTAAGCCTCACGCTCAGCCGGAAGTGAAGCCGATCGCGCCAGCCGAGGAGCCGGCCAAGCCTATAGAAGCATCTTTGCAGGCGAGGCGAGGTAAATGGTCAGATACATCTCGTCAGGCCCACGAAGAGGCCGTAGCGCGCGGGTGGCGGTCTGTAACCAGGCCTGAATTAGATTCGAGCAACTCTATCGTCTATAGGCATCCGGAGCATCCCGGACAAGATATTGTAATTGGCCCGCGCGGCTGGTCTGATTTTCAGGACCATAAAATGGTGGCCAACGACGTCGGGACTGGTAAAAATCTTGGGCCGTTATCCGGAAGTTTGGGGCGTCACCTAGACGCCGAGAAACCTACAACCGAGACAGCGCCGGCCGCTACCGCTCCGAAGACCGAGGCGCCTACGTGGACACCGAAATCGACCCCACAGAAGCGTAGCCCGCGTGGCGAGCATGCCGCCAACGCCGCCGCCACGTTTCTGAAGGCTCTAGACGCAGAGTACGAGGGCCGTATGCCATCATTCGGCGGCCCTCCGGCTGGTATGACCAGGGAGGCGCTGAGCATCTTCCGAGACGCGCTCAGGGGCGCCGGCGTTAAGCCACCTGACAACTTTACTATTGTCGCAGAGGCCAAGAAGTGGGCCGAAAAGCCGGAGATGCCAAAAGCGCCGCCAGCGCCGGCCGCAGAAGTCGCAAAGCCGGCCGCCGCTGCACAGGCCGCTCCGGCCGAGACACCAGAGATACCGCCTGTTGCCGAGGTTACGATCCCGGTTCCGGCGCTAATGAACAACGCCGGGACTGCGGACCGGTTCATTGTGAAGTACAAGAACGGCAAGACAGAAGCGTGGGCGCCTTCAGGCACTGGCAACGGTATCTTCCAGAAGGTGACCGGCGGTTTCCGTAGTGAGTCTGGCGCAAACCTGCGCGGGGAATGGTATCAGGGGATCGACGACGGTCGTATAGTTGGTATCGAGTACAAGAACGCAGCCAAGACACAGCCGGCAGAGAACAAGCCTCACTGGGACGAGATCGAGCGCATTGGCTGGGCCATGCTCGGCGCCAACATGACGCCCATCCGTATAGAACAGGTACGTAACCTGATCGCCCAGATGGAGAATGCGCCACCGCGACTCGTGGATCTGAGACGTCGGTTAAGCGATATGATCGAACGAGAAGTAGCCGGTAAACCGGCTGAGGGGGGTGGTCCCACTGGAGCCACAGCAACCGCCAAACCTGGACCAGTTAGCGCAGAGGGTGAAAAGCCACTGGAAGGAAAACCGTCCGAACCTGTACAAGGCACTCCTGAAGGGGAATTACCTGGACGAGGCGGCGGCGAACGCCTCCCAGAACGCCCTGGACATGTTGGACCAGGGACTGAAGAAGGGGCTTCCGTACTCCCAGGCGTGGCAGGAGGCGAGCCGGGAGTACATCTACCTGCCGGACGCACCGGCGCCGAGGCAGAAGCGCCCAAGCCCACCGTCCCAGCCCCAAAGCCAGACTCCGGTCAGCCCGGAACAGCCTCCCACCCAGCCGGACGAAACTTCCGTATCACAGACGCCGTCGCAGCCGACATTGGTACCGGCACCCCCAGGGAAAGGATACGCGGCAACATCGACGCTATCCGCATCCTGAAAGAGATCGAGACCGCGGGTCGTGTCGCGACACCTGCCGAACAGGAGAAACTGGTCAGGTACGTTGGCTGGGGCGGCCTGTCGAACGCCTTCAATCCCTGGAACGATTACGCTAACTCCAAGATGTGGCGGGCTGTGCAGGCGGAGTTGCGCGGCCTGCTGACAAGAGATGAGTACGAGGCGGCCAGCATCTCGACTCAGAACGCTCACTACACCTCGCCGACGGTGGTTAAGGCCATGTGGACGGCCCTGGAGCATCTAGGTATGCGATCCGGTGGGCGCGGACTGGAGCCGTCCATGGGTATCGGCCACTTCTTCGGCCTGATGCCGGATTCACTGGTAGGCACCCGCCTGACTGGCGTAGAACTCGATCCGATTACGGGCCGCATCGGTAAGTTGCTTTACCCGGAAGCAGCCATTCACGTGGCTGGCTTCGAGACTGTGCGCCTGCCGGACAACTTCTACGACGTCGCGTTCTCTAACGTGCCGTTCGGCGGGGCCATCCACGATCCGAAGTACAGAAGGAATCCGCTGATCCTGAGCCACATCCATGACTACTTCTTCGCCAAGGCAGTGGATACCGTGCGGCCTGGAGGCGTGATCGCCTTCATCTCTTCTAAGGGCACGTTCGATAAGCGGGCCAATGATGTGCGCGCATACCTATCTGAAAGGGCGGATCTGCTCGGCGCCGTCCGGCTGCCGAATACTGCCTTCAAGGGCAACGCCGGCACCGAGGTCACCACTGACATCATCTTCCTTCAGAAGCGTGCGCCGGGGCAGGCAGCCGCCGGGGAATCGTGGCTAAACGTCAAGCCGCTCAATCCCGATGAGCCAGAGCACAAGAAGATATACGTCAACGAATACTTCGTGAAGCACCCCGAAATGATGCTGGGCGAAATGACACTCCAGGGGTCGATGTACCGAAGCGGAGAGCCTACCCTGGAAGGCCCGCCGCCGACCCAGGCGCAACTCGAAGACGCTCTGCGTCGGCTACCGGCTAACAGCATCTCGACGTGGCAGCCAGTCGGAGAAGTACAGCCCACGAAGCGTGAGGACCAGTTAGCACCCGAACACATCAAGGATGGGGCGTTCACGATCCACGACGGTCAACTGGTGTCGCGCCAAGGGTCCTACTTCGAGCCGGTCACGATGCAGCCGGAGGCCGCCTCCCGAGTGCGCGGCATGATCGGTATTAGGGACGCGGCGCGGACCGTTATCCGCTCGCAGATCACCGATGCGCCAGCAGCAGAGCGGCAGGCAGCCAGAGACGCTCTTAACAAGGTGTACGACGCCTTTGTAGCCCAGAAAGGGGCCCTGAACAGCAAACCGAATCGGCATGTCTTTGCCGATGATCCGGACGCTCCGCTGCTAGCCGGCCTGGAGAAGTATGACGAAGTCACCAATGTGGCAGACAAGGCAGACATCTTCACGATGGACCTGCCCGGTCTGGGAGCCTACAAGCCGGTGGCGCACGTCGAGACAGCTACGGAAGCGCTGGCTGTATCTATGAACGAGATGGGGCGGCTGGACTGGTTGCGCATGGAGGAACTGACCGGGCGCAGTCCGCAGGACCTACAGACTGAATTAGGGCCTGAGGTCTACATGGACCCGGACGGCAATGCCTGGAAGCCTCAGGACGAGTACCTATCCGGTAATGTGCGCGAGAAACTAGCTAAAGCCGAGATGGCGGCAGCGAATGATCCGGCGTTCCGGCGAAACGTAGAGGCTCTTAAATCGGTGATGCCACCAGATGTGGAGCCAGGCAACATCGGTGTGCGACTCGGCTCGCCATGGGTTCCAGCGGAGACCGTGCGCGATTTCATAGCTGAACTGCTGGAAGTCTACCCATACTCTGTCAAGTTACAGTACGCCGAACCGATAGCCACGTGGAACCTCGACCTGGACAAAAGTGTCCAGGATCGCGTGAGCAACACGACTACTTACGGCACGTCTAGAGTGTGGGCGTCGGATCTGATCGAGGCGGCGCTTAATGGGCGTACCATTACTGTCTACGATACCCTCCATCAGGCCCTAAACGACCTGCAACAGAGCGAGGAGTATCTGAAGGCCACTAGGGCTCAACAGGCGGTTATGGAGACGGCAATCTATCCTCGATTCTTCGACGCCGAGGGTAATCAGAGGCGGTCTCTCAATCAGGACGCCACATTGGCGGCACGCGAGAAGATGGAGGACATCAAAGCCCGGTTCTCGCCGTGGCTCTGGAAAGACGCCGACCGGGCCGATTTGCATAGCCGGATCTTCAACGAACGGCACAACACCGACGTGTTGCGCACCGTGAAGGGCGAGCACATCACCGCGCCTGGGGCGAACAAGTCGATTCTGAGGCTCGGGGACTTCGATCCTCACCAGAAGGAAGCCATAGCACGGCAACTATTGACCGGAAATACTCTACTGGCGCATGACGTAGGAGGCGGGAAGACCTACAGCATGATCGCAGCAGCCATGGAAATGCGCCGACTGGGGCTCGCTAAAAAGCCGGTATTCGTAGTCCCTAACCATCTAGCTCCACAGACGGCGGACTCATTTTCGGCTCTCTACCCCGGCTCGAACGTGCTCCTGGCTACCGAGGAGGATCTGAGCGCTGGTAAGCGGCAAAGGTTCATGGCGCGCGTGGCGACCAACGACTGGGACTCGGTCATCATGACCTATACCCAGTTCGAGTCTCTTCCGGTGTCCGATGAGACGTTCAACAAGTTCCTCCAGAAGGAAATCGACGATCTGGAGGCGGCCATCCTGCAAGCCCACGCCGAGGCCAAGGCTGCTGGCGGAGGAGGCAGGAGAGGCAGAGGCAAGCAGGCCGGTCCAGGCATTGTCAAGCAGTTAGCGAAGGCCAAGAAGAACCTGGAGTCGAAGCTGCGCTCGCGAGCCAACCGGGAGGACAAGGATACCGCCCTCACATTCGAGGAGCTGGGCATTGATCAACTCTTCGTGGATGAGGCGGATGCCTTCAAAAATCTATACTTCACCACGAAGATGGGGAATATATCCGGGCTGCCGAAGAGCGAGAGTAATCGCGCCTTCGATATGTTCATCAAGGCTCGGTACACATCGGACCGGAACGGTGGCAAGCGTGGGCTCACTTTCGCGACCGCCACGCCGATCTCGAACACCATAGCCGAGATGTATACGATGAAGCGGTTCCTACGGCCGGACTTGCTACGCCAGCATGGTGTTGAGCACTTCGATGCTTGGGCCCGCACGTTCGGCGATACGATCACGGCATGGGAAGTGAACATCACAGGCTCCGGTATCCGTCAGGCGACTCGGTTCGCAAGGTTCACGAACTGGCCGGCCCTGATCAAGATGTTCCGGTCATTCTCCGACGTCAGGACGGCGGCTGAGTTGAAACTAGAGCGGCCTAAGCTGAAAGGTGGCAAGGAGACAGTGGTGGTTGTCCCAGGCTCGCTGGCCTTGAAGGCATACGTGAAAGACCTGGACCGCAGGTCGGACGCCATCAAAGGCATCGGATACGACTCGAAGGGCCAGCGAATCCGTGTTACCCGACCTGATCCCAAAGACGACAACATGCTGAAGGTGACTAGCGACGGCAAGAAGGCCGCCCTGGACATGAGACTGGTTCAAAACCTAGCCGGTGAACCGGCGCAGAGCAAGTTGCGGTATGCGGCCGAGCGGATATACAGCCAGTACAGGGAGGGCGCGGATAAGCGGTTGACTCAGGTTGTATTTCTAGACTTGTCGGTGCCGAAGAAGTATAAGAAGGGCGACGTTCGGCGCCATCTATTCAACGCTTACGATGATCTGAAAAGTAAACTGGTCGCGAAGGGTATCCCGGAGAAGGAGATCAAGTTCATCCAGAGCGCGGCCGGTCCAGAGGACAAGCAGCGCCTATTCGATAGCATGAACTCCGGCCGGGTGCGTGTCCTTATCGGGTCTACGGAGAAGATGGGGGCGGGCACGAATATCCAAAAGCGCCTCATCGCCTCGCACAACCTCGACATCGGCTGGCGCCCGCGAGATGGCTACCAGCGTGACGGTCGCATTCTGCGCCAGGGCAACACGAATCCGACGGTGGACATCCTTCACTACGTCACCGAGGGCTCGCTGGACGCCTATATGCGACAAGTTAACGAGGGTAAGGCCCGTTTCATCGCTCAGGGTATGGCCGGCGGGACCTCACAGTGGACCATGGAAGATATCGAAGCGGCGGTGGCGACACACGCTGAGATCAAGGCTCTGGCGACCGGAAACCCGATCATGATGGAAAAGATCAAGGTCGATACCGAAGTGGCCCGCTTGTCTAGGCTGCGAGCCGCCCACGAGAATCAGCAGATGCACATTGGTCAGGAGATCAGGTACGCTCCCGGCAAGATCGAGGCGGAGCAGAGAAACGCCAAGCGACTGGCATACGACTTCGATATCTACAAGAAGGCCAAAGCTGAGAGGGATGCCAGCGGCGAGGGTTTCTCGATGATGTTGCAGGGGGAGTTTTTTGGAGGTAAGGGTGCCCGCGACCAGGCCGACACCGCGCTCTCCAAGCTGGCCACGAAGCAAGCTAATGAGTCAGACCGCATCAATGCGGGGTTTTCTAACGACGTCGGCAGCCTGTTAGGGTTCCGTGTCCGGATTGAGACAGATTCGCGCGGCTCCATCACCACCTACCTGGTGCTGGGCGAAAACAAACACTATGCGCACAACTTCACAACACGGGTGCTCGAAAACGTGTTGTCCGGCCTGGAAGGCCAAGAGGCGGCATCGCGAGGCAGGGTCTCTGAATACGAAAAGCGCCTGACAGACCTGAAGAAAGAAGCAGGCAAGCCATTCGATAAGGAGCGTGAGCTGGCCGCGACCATCGAGCGCCAGCAGCAGATCATCGACCAACTCGACCTGAACAAGACCGATCATCAGGCCGCCGACACCGATCCCGACGTCGAGATCAAGGACCCGGACGCCGAGGACCCAGATGCCGAGGCAACCGATACTGATACCACGCCGCCGAATGATCCTCCTGCTGGTCCTGGCGGTAAGCCGACGTCGAAGAAGAGTCGACAGCCAGATCCTCTTGAGGGCGGCGGCGATGCTGCCAACGATGCGACGAAGGAGAACCAGAGGCTCCTGCAACAGCAGCGAGAGGCTGAGGCTCAAGTCAAGGAGGTAACCGGCGGGGGCTTCGTCCCTGGCGGTATGCAGGTTACTGGCGGCCTGAAGCCATCTGGAGCCAAGATCGTGACCGGCGGCGGTGCCGGTACGCCGCCTACGCCTCCTCCAACTGCTCCGCCGACTGGCCCGGAGGGAATGAGTCCAGAAGAGCGAATGCGCGCAGCGACCGGACGGTACAACGTCAGGGCGGTGGGCAGTCTGGGCCAGATCCTGAGCGACAGAATCAAGGGCGTGGTCGAGTCGGTTACTGGAGCGGTGACGCACCCAATTGCTACCGTCCAGGGCTCCGCGACCTGGCAGAAGTTCCGGCGTGCGACCGTCTTCGAGTGGGATCTGCGCGGCATGCCTATCGAGCAGGATGAGTTCAGAGTCTTCGAGGCCGCGAAGCGTCATGCACGCGAACTGGCGGAAAAGGATGTGCGCGGTGTTGTGGAGTTCATGGGGCTAAAGAACAGGAGCCACGCTGAAAACATAGCAGACCTAGACCACTTCACCGAGATCATTCTGCTACGCAACTACAAGCAGATCCTGCTACGTCCAGAGCGGTATCCCAACGGTGTGCCATTTGGTCTCACGTTGCCAGAGGTAGAGGCACGGCTGGCGGAGATTGACACTGGTCAGCAGATGGCAACGGTACAGAACGCCCTCGACGCTCACCAGCGTTTACAGAGTGGCGAAAAGCAGGATCTGTACCAGCGCGAGCAGCTTGACCCGGACACGGATCTGCCTGACTACTTTCCGCACTTCGTCGAACAGAGAACGGAGCTAGAGGTGGGCGGACATGTCGAGGGTGGGAAGGCAACGATCCCGCTTCCTGGCGCCGGCAAGAGAATCAGGAACCCGTTTCGGCACTATCTCCAGCGGGCGGAGGGATCATCGAAAGGGATCACAACCGACTACATCCAAGCCATGTTCCGGCACCGCTATGAGGTGCGGTTCACGAATTCTGTGGATGACTTCGCGAAGGGTATCCTGGATAGGCGTGATAAGTTAAAACTCCTTCCGAAGGAGGTACGCGACGGCCTGGAACCTGGCGATGTGGTCAACATGGAGCAATACGGGATGGCCCCAGGCACTGTTCTGTACCAGGTCTTCCAGTACACCCCCGGCCGGACCATCTACAGAACCGATGCCATCATCGACGGAGCTCTGGAGCGCGCTATAGCATCGGGCGAGTCTTTCCTGGCCAGCCCTGGGGACGCGAAGAGGATCAGCGTGTTGGGCCAGTACTACCGCAGGTATCTGATTCCGCAGCCCCTGGCGGCCCGGTTCGAGAACTTCGCCCCGGCTATGCAGTCGGATCTGTTGTCGCTTCTCCAGAACTCGCAGGGTCCGTGGAAGCGGATGACGATTGGATACTGGGGTCAGGGCGGTCACGTCACCAACTTGGTAGGAGACGCGGCGAATATGGGTCGGTTGGCTATCGAGCTATCCACCGACCTGTCGGAGATCAAGCGCGGCGAAGTGTTTCGATTGGCCTGGGCCAATATATTAGCGATCAAGGACATAGTGGATTGGAGCCGCGGCACGCCTAACGCATTGGTCGACATCATGTCCAAGTACGACGTCCTGGAGTCCGGCATGGTCGGCTCCCAGATCAGTGGCGGGCCTCAAGCGCCGCAGATCAACGCATTCCGATCGTACGCGGCGATCATGCTGGAGATGGCACTAGATCGGGCCAAGGGGGTCGCCGCAGGAGCCGGATTTGGATTCGCGCGAGGTGGAACTGTGGGTGGAATCGCGGGCGGAGTCGTGGGTGGCACTATCGGATACGAGCGCTATATGTATAAATTGCCAAGAGCAAGAGAGGCTGGGCTGCGGGCCGGCATGATGCGCTACCAAATGGGTAGATTAGCCCGCGGTCTACCCGTGCGAGATGGCGCAGTTGACCTGCGAGAGATGGAACATATGGAGCGCGGTGCAGCGAAGGTGGCCCGGGAATCCCTGGTGGACGCCAATAAGCTGACACCGGACGAGAAGCGCCTGTTCCGGGGCTTCCTGATGCCGTTTTACTCGTGGCCGCGCGGCAATGCCGCCGCCTGGACACGGTTTATGTCCCGCCTCGCTGTTGCGCCTCTGGCATATCTTGGTCTCCGGTTGATGGCCGAGGCGTGGAACAACTCGGACGACGAGAAGCGCCACGTCGAGTGGGCCCTGCCTCCGTGGAAGCGTCAGTCGTTCCATTTCAATACCAGTTTCTTCCACAGCGACGGAAGGATGCACGTACTCTACCTTCCCGGTGACCCGTTCATAGATTGGCTGGCGGCCATCGGATTCGGCAACACTATGCACAACTTCGCAGACTTCCTGAGTGGCCGCAAAACTGCGCATATCGTCGAAGGGCACGTCAAGCCGGTGGAAATGTACTTGTCAGACGTCATCAAGAAGCAGCTACACGACAGCCTCACGGCGATTCCTAGGAAAGGTATCAGCTTACTCACGCCGCTCATCAAAGGACCTGTGGAGGCGACTACGGGTCAGAGCCTACTGACCGGCGCTCCGATAGTGCCGCGGCATCTCAGGGGGACGGACGATGAGTTTTGGCGCCAGGTTCGGCACGCCGTCGAGACGGCATATCGTCCGGCGCGTGAGGCGCGACTCCTGGCGGAGGAAGCAGGCAAGCATGAGCCGGAGAACCTCTTGCGGTCACGTTTCGGCCTGGGCCTGGGGCAGATATACCCAGAACCTGTCAAGGTTAAGGAGGCCGAACTGGGTGAAAGGGTGCGCATCCGGTCCGAGGCTATGGGGATGAATCGCCAGCAAGCCCTGAACGATTTAAGGCGTGACCAGAAGTACTTGGCCGCCGGGCCTATAGAGCGCGAGGCTAGGGAGCAGAGGGCGATCATTAAAGCGGACCGGTGGTTCAACAGTGCCTGGCCGAGCATGCATCCGCAGGCCCAACGGCTGATAGAGAAAATGAGGAAATGATGATGCCCTCTCCTGAGCCGTGGTGGGTTAAGATCATCGTCTCGATCGGGGTGCCAACATTCTTCCTCCTGTGGATGATGGGCGCCTTCGACGGGGTTCTGGCTAGTCCGATCACGACAGCCATCAGAAAGCATGATGAGACTACCCAATCCATCCTCCGTCTGATATGCTCCGGCACATGGCGAGGAGATCCAGCCGCCCAACGCGAGTGCCTACATCCGTGAGCACGCCGACCAATCTTAGGGAGCAGCTTCAGCGGGATGAGTCTTACCGCCCGACTCCGTATAGGGACCCGATCGGGCTGTGGACTGTAGGGTTCGGCTGGTGTCTGGAACGGCGGCCGATGTCCCTGCGAGCCGCAGAGTTTGTCCTGGATGAGCAAATCTCCGAGACTTCGGCCGAGGTGATTGCAACCTACCCATGGATGCGGACCATCGGCGAGATCCGGCTGGGCGCGTTTGTCAACATGGCATTCAACGTCGGCGTGGCCGGCTTGAAAAAGTCTCCGAAGATGCTGCTAGCGGCCGAAGCCGGCAATTGGGAACTGGCGGCGTCGGAACTACTCGATGGCGTCTACCACAAACAGGTTGGCATCCGAGCGGAACGCTTGGCCAATCAATTAAGGACTGGTGAATGGAAGTGATCATTGAACGCGGCCAGAGGCAAGACGAGAAGCCGGCGAATAACCCGAACCACTGTATCGACTGCGGTCGGGACACGGCGCACTTCGACCCGGTGGCCCGCCTGTGGGTGTGCCCGTGTGGTTGGCGCGACGGCCGGCGTCAGGCGATTTGATGGAGATTCGCGATCTGGTGCTCTTTTCCGCACAGACGTCGGCCACGGCCGGGCTCATCGCGATGGTCTGTGCCGCCATGACAACATTTCTGGCCCTGACCGGCGTGATCTGCGCTATCCTGAAATCACGGAACGCAGTTCCATCAACAATGACTGGAGGTACGCCATGGACGTCACCAGCATCGCCCTTGCCCTCGGAGGCATCGCGGGTAGCTCTCTCAAAGCCGTCACGGCAAATGATCAGATCACGTTTAGCAGGAAGTCGGTTGCGGACATTCTGATCGGCGGCGCTGTCGGGGTGCTGTACCCTCTCTTTCCGATCATCGCATTGCCGCCGAATGCGGGCCTGCTCCAGCAGGCGGTCATGATCGCCGTCATCGCCTACTTCACCGGTGACGTCGCGGTCAACCTGGCCCAGAAGCTAGGTATCGGTACTCCGCCGCAGAAGTAAGTCGCCTGATGCCACGATGCGCCGCCTAGCTCGGCCGCGCAGGCTTCGGCACCGGCTTATTGGCTGGCTACTCTGTTCGTGGCTGGGTCACCGGTGGACGATCACCAAAGCCTTCAGGCTTGGTCCTGACACCTACTACTGGAAATCGCAAGAGTGCTCTTACTGCCTTAGTCGGAGGCTAGGAATACACGGTTAGGCGTCAGTCTTCATCGGAGATGGGCTCCTTCGTGTCGTGAACCCCGCGGAGGATGTAGTGGACGAGATCCATAGCCACGCCGACGCAGGCGTGCTCCTTGCCGAACCAGCGGCGACGCACCGTAAACGTCCCCTCGCCGTGCTCCCCCTCCCTCACTATCGCGACAACTCCGTAGTCATGGCGGCGCACGAGTTCACCTACAAGGTCATCCGTCGGCGCGAGGCTGAGGTCCACTACTTCTGTTTCCTCTTCCTAGTCAGCGGGTCCATAATCACCCCTGTTGGTTTCCCTTGTGCATCTAAGATGATGGCCGGCGCCACACCGCTAGTTCTATCCTGTGTCATGGTGGCCAAGATAGCCCGCCGGGAGACATATACAGTCCGCTTCTGGATCGGATGGCCTAGACGCCGTAGCAGAGACGCTAGATCGAATACGGAGCGCCTGTTGAACAGGCTGTATTTCTCCTTCAAGACTTCCGGGTCGAGACCCTTGTTCCAGTCCTTTATGAATCGCGAGTTCCGCTTCGACTGTCTCTGTGCGGTCACTAGCTTGTCATCCATGGACGGTACTTAACCACATTACGGTTCACCATCGCAACGGCGCACATTCACTCTTGCGCCTACCCGTGGATTCCGTGTAGTATGCGCATTGTGTTCAGCGCAGTTTACTCTTAATCAAGCAGGGGGACAGACAGGATGAACAGGAAAGTGGCGTCGGTGGGGTTGGTTGCGGCGGTTCTCGCTTTTGTGATGGTGCTCGCTCCCGCCGTCGTATTCGCCGAGAACCAGGGCAACGGCGGTCAGGGCGGCAACGGCGGTCAGGGCGGCAACGGCGGAAACGGCGGTCAAGGGGGGAACGGTGGCCAGGGTGGCAACGGCCAGGGCGGCCAGGGTGGCTACGGTGAGGGCGGCCAGGGATACGGCGGTAGCGCCAACAACGCGATCACCAACACCAACACGAATTCGGCGTCGGCCACTACCGCGTCCGATGCCTCGTCGAAGCAGTCCGTCGAGATCATCTCGCCCGCGTCTGCGCCGGCAGTTTTCGGTCCGGCGCTTGCCGTCGCGCCTGAGACTTGCATGGGATCGACGTCGGGCGGCGGGAGCGGATCGAATGGGCTCTTAGGCTTCGGCATTACGTTTGGCACGACGTGGAAGTCCAGTGACTGCGAGCTGAGGATGTACGCCCGCTCCCTTCAGGGGCTCGGCCAGTCCCAGGCGGCGCTGCTCTTGCTGGCACAGAATGAGAAGGTGGCGGCGGCTCTGAAGCAGGCCGGTGTCTCGCTGCCGACTGCTGCTGCCGCGACTTTGAACCGAGTGCAGGGCGCACGCCTCGGTGACAAGCTGGACGACAAGATCTATTTCGCGCCCCGCGGAGATGAACCGCAGGCGCCACGCGGCGAGGATGATCCGCAGGCGCCACGTAGCGACGATAAGACCCAAAGCTGAGTTCGTGGTCGGGAGCTCGGCGGTTGGCCGGGCTCCCAGCCCACCACAGGAGAGAACAGTATGGCCCTGGAATACGAAGAGACGCCCATCGGTAGCCAGGCCCTGGTGCCTGGAGTCGCGCCCAAGGTGCCGGCTCTGATCGACTCTGAGTCGGCCGTCAAGGAGTACCGGGACCAGGCCGCCGCGATCCTGTTAGCCGCCAAGTTGATGTTGGTGACAGACGCCGAGTCCAAGGGCAAGGCTGTTACCTATCTTGGCAGGATAGCCACCATCATCAAGAAGGCCGAGACTGCACGTCGCGACGCTCTCAAACCGGCCGAGGCATGGAAGGAACGCCTCACCAATGCCTTCCGCGATGTCATGCTGCCTGTGACCCAGGCCGACACTCTCCTGCGCGATCGCGTACTTAGCTTTGACCGTGAACAGCGTGTGGTGGCCACGGAAAAGGCGCGCCAGGCTGCCATCACTCAACAAGCCGCCATCGATGCCAAGCGCGCTGCGGACGCCGCCATGCAAGCGGCCCTCGCAGCCGACGCTGTCAAGGATACCGAGGCTGTGTCTGCGGCCCTGGACAAAGCCGCCGAGGCTGACCAAGTCGCCGCCACGCACACCGTCGCAGCGGCAGCGCTGCGCGTCGAGGCCATGGCGCCGCGAGGCCAGACCGTGACTGAAGAGGCGAAGTCGACCACGAAGAAGACGTGGGAGATCAAGATAGTCGACGCGGCGCTAGTGCCGAACAGTCTCAAGGTGCCGGACGAGAAGGCAATACGGGCGCTCGTCATACTCCTGGCCCGAGAAGGACAGACGGCCGCGCAGATCAATGCCCGCATCCCTGGGATCGAGGCGTACCAGAAAGAATCGCTCGCGGTGCAGGCGCTGTGATAAAAGGACTCTCCGAGAAGCGCCGGTTGCCGAGGGCCGGCAAGATCAAGCTAGGGATTATGGTCACGCCGGCCAACGGTAAGCCATATCCAAGGGCCACGGACTATTTTGTCTGCCCCGACATAGTCCAGGAGGTCTTCGGAGTCCAGCCCAAGGAACTGCGCATCATGTTCCCCCTGGACGACGAGGAAAAGCTGTTTCCGCAGGAGCTAAAAATGTACCGTTCCGGCGGCGGTCTCTTCTGTGCCGGCAACGGCGAGACGGCGCGACGCTGGAGCGATCAAGGGGAACTGGTGGAGCGTTCCTGCCCGTGCGAATACCTGGATGGAGACAAGCCGCAATGCAAGCCGACAGCGGTGCTCAATTTCCTCCTGCCGGAGGTCAAGCAACTAGGCGTCTGGCAATTGGTATGTCATGGAAGGACAGCCATCGTGTCCCTGAATTCGGCGCTCGACCACTTCACGGCGACCTTCGGGGGATTGCGCGGCATCCCATTCCTGCTTCGCCTGGAGCAGCAAGAGACGCAGCGTCACGATAAAGTCAAGGGCATGGTGCGGCAAACGATCTACGTGCCCACCTTGACTGCACCAATTTCTTATGCCGACGTCTTCAACTATCGCCGGTCACTGGGTGCCAAGATCGAGATGATGATGCTCCCGGGAGCCCCAGTGGCCGATGATTCTGAAACGATCGAGGAAGCGCAGACAGTCCCGATCGAGGACGTGCAGGCGACCCAGGCAATGGGCCCCGCCGTCGAACGCACCCCGGCGGAGGGTGCTTGGGCGCCTGCATCACCAACCATGGACAAGATTAAGCCGCTGCAGCAGGATATCAACGCGGCCGTGAAGGCGTCGATGGACAGGGTAGTGGTTGGCTGGACGATCGAGGGGTTATTCCTGGCGGCCAAGGGTATCGGCGTGGACTCGACTACCTATGGCCTGTATTTGAGCGCTCTCTACGGGAGCGTGGACAACGTAACCGGCCAGCAGATCAAGACCCAGGGCGACGCCCTAGAACAGGCGGAGGCCGGCGGCAAAGTTGGACGGGACGTGCTGGCTCAGGTGATCCGCCTCAAAGCTAACAAGAGGAGGGTAGTGTGAACGCGAGCGTAAACGCAAAGGAAGAGGCTCTCAGGGCTGTGCGGCATCTCATCGAAGCGTTGCGCGCCAGAGATGGCGTCGGCGACAAGCTACAGGATCGGCTGTTGATCGCAACCGCAGAACATGCTAAAGAACAGATCGAGAACATCCAGGAGGTTCTTCGTGCTCGCAAGCCGAAGAAGGAGGAGGGCCGGGCTTGATCGTCGAGGCGATTCGACAGTATTACGCCGGCCTAGCCGCTGAGAGGAAGTTCCGCGGCAACCCTACTGGGTCCGCGCTCGGGTCATGCACGGCCGCCCTTCAGTTCCAGCGGTTCCCGGAGCAGTCGCATCCGGAGCCTCTCAAGCCACGTGACATCATCCGCTTCGATCATGGCCACATCGAGGAAGAGTGGCTGAACGACGTCTTCAGGAAGTCCATCCCGAATCTGACCGGCCTGCGACAGGAACCGTTCTACTTCCCGGTGCCGCTCGACGGTGTCGACATGGTGACACTGCTCAACTTGGTGGAGACACGGAAGGTGTGGGGTACGTCTCGCCCGGGCTTTGTGCCGCCCTACGTGCGCCCGGTAGACGGCCGGCTCAAAATCAAGCTGCTCCCGTGTCCATCCTGCGATCTTGGTATCTCACGAGATAATCGCAAGGAACACGGTTGGTGCGGCAAGATGTTGGGCTTCGTCGTCGACTCCGAGCGTTCGTGTGTCTGGGTTCCGACGTTCGTGGACTGGATCGCCAAGATCGGCGACCGGCTTGTCGTGGTCGAAGGCAAGAGCATGTCGAATTTCGGGTTTCGAGACGTCTTGCTGGGGCGGCTTGGCTGGAGCCGATTGGCACAGTTGATAGGCTTCGTCGAGGCGACCCGCTTGGATGTGCTGATGGTTGTGGAGAGAAAAGAAACTCACCACTTGGTGGAGCTGGACTTTTCGCGCCGGCATAAGCGCAAGAGGCTGACCATCACCAAGCTGAATGGGATATCGGAGGAGTTCTCTCTGAAAGATGGCACGGAGCCGGAACTTCCGGCTGATGCTGACTGGGATCTTGCCTCCGTGGACAATCCGTTCGACGAGGAGATGTTGGGGCTGATCCATGATCATGTTCGCCGCACCCTTCTCTTTAGCGGCGACGCTGGCCCTGGCTCGAAAGATGTGTTCCGTCAGTACGGTCCTAGCTTCGCGTGCGCGACCTGCGACGGCACCGGCATCCAGACCCGCGCCAAGGGCGGCCACGCACTGTTGAAGAAGGGGTCAAAGGCGTGCCCTGACTGCCAGTCGACCGGCAATCTATCGACGGTGGAGTTAGGCTTCCCGTGTTCGTATTGCAGTGTCGTTCGCACGTGTTTTCCGATGGTTACACTTGAGGTTGACTCGAAGCCTCATTGGAAAATTGACCGGGCGGAATTCGAGACGTCCGGGCTCACCTTTACGCCGGGTCCGTACAGGGCGTAACAAAAGTGCAGCATCATGGGGAGCGGGCCGCTCTACACACATCCAGCCACTATCAGGGCGTAAGGAGACCGTCATGAGAATCGAGCAGCAGTACATCGACCCGGCATTGGCAGAAGCGTACTTTGCTCTTAACCACAAAAACAAGAAGATCAACGAGTACGACGTCGCGAGGTTGGCATCGGACATCCTCGCCGGCAGATTCTATCTGCATCATCAGGGGATCGCGTTCGACGATAAGGGCCGGCTACGCGACGGCCAGCACCGGCTTCTGGCGATCATCCGGGCCAACCGCGGCGTGTGGATGATGGTGGCTTATGGGCTATCGGATGAGGCGGTCTCCGCCATCGACCAACAGCGCGGACGCACGCTGGCGGATACCATGAGAATCGTGGACGACGTCTCGATTTCAGCAGCCGAGTCGGCGACGGCCAACCAGATGTCTCGGGCTGGTGCCCCCAGCTTGAGGCCGAGCAGCTTGAACGCAGCCAGGGCGTTCTTCAAACAACACGAACTGGCCATCCGATACGCCACCAAGCTCTTGTCCAGGGGCGGCAAGGGTGTGGACATCGCTCCAGTGAGATCGGTGTTCGGGCGTGCCTACTATCATCTCTCTTCCGCCACCCTGGAGCGGGCCGCAGCGGTTCTAGCTGGTGGCCTCCCCAAGCAAGAAGAGGCCACCATGATGCACTTCAGGGGCTTCCTCAAGGACATGGTGGGAGCCAGCAACGGCACCATCAACGCCGAAATCTACTGGAAGACCGAGCGCGCCCTGAAGGCATTCTCTGTCGGGGAAGTGCTGACCCGCATCTATGCGGCAACGTCAGAGCAGTTTCCGCTCCCAGAAGGCAAAGGGCTCTTGGGGTGACCTGGCTGCCGGACCTGCGCCCCGAGATGCCGGGGTGTCGGGATTTGAACTTGGTGCCTGGGCCGACTGGGATCGCGCATTGGTGCATACAGCCCCGGGGCCACATCGGCGCGCATCAGTGTCGTTGCGGGCTTGTGCTAGCGATTGGTGCCGCGGCCGGTCATCCGCCGGCCAGAGAGGTAACAGTTAATGGTCGAGGTACATCCGAGGCTCTGGATCGGGAACGTGACGGATTGCCGCCACTGGACCACACGCCAGTCAGACAAGCCGGCGATGATTCACGGCTGCAAAGATCCGTGCCACTCGCTGGCAGTGGGGACAAGGTCTCCGAACAAGCTAAATCCGGAGTATTTGTCGTGCCTGCGAGGCGAAAGAAACGAGCACCTGGTGTTAAATCTGATCGACCCGCCGGTGCCGCTATTCCAGTTGCTGTCGTTTCAGACAGCCTTGGACTTTTTGGACCGATGGATGTACCACCAGTGCGACCCGGACGGAAAAGGGCCAGGCTATCCGACAGGGCCGGGCGTGATCGTCCATTGCAACCAGGGCCTAAGCCGGGCGCCGTCCCTGGCGCTCCTGTGGTTGGCAAAGAGGGCGAAGGTGATCGAGTCGTCTGACTTCGCCCGGGCCGCGACCGAATTCGCATTCAACTATCCGGCCTACCAACCCGGCAAGGGGATCGAAACGTTCTTGCGCGCGAACTGGGACCTGCTGTAGGATGGTTTCCCCGTGTTACGTTTAGACGCTGTTGTCCGTTGGCTTCGGTCCATGACTCCGGACGAGTTGTCTGCCACCATGCTCTATTTGACGTGCCTATTCCCGTCACATGGTGCTCAATCTGATGCCAATGAGGCTCAAATCGCTGCTCATGAGGCTCAGAGTGAGGCTCAGAATGAGGCTCAAACCGGTACTCAACGAGCCCCAAGTGAGGCTCAAACCGGTACTCAACGAGCCCCAAATGAGGCTCAAAATGAGGCTCAAAGGGAGTACCCTGAGCGTTCGAGTGTTTCGGAGTTTTCTCCTGCTTTCCTAAGATTCTGGTCTGCTTATCCGAGACGTGTCGGAAAGCAACAAGCGTATCGTATATGGCTAAAACTAAAGCCGGATTCGGTACTGCTCGACCGGATACTCCTAGCTGTAGGTAGGAGTAAAACCAGCGCGGCTTGGACTAAGGATCAAGGTCAGTTCATTCCGTATCCGGCGACATGGTTACATCAGGGGCGATGGGACGATGAGATTGATGTTGTTGTTGGATCATCGCCAAGGCTTGACGTTGTGCCTAATCATGGCATGTACCGAGTGATCCCATGACGCTGCCGAGCGACCCGGTTCCCGAATGGGTGGGTGAACCGCAGCGCCGTATCTGTGGGCCAGACCTGCCGTGTGTAGACTGCGATGTGCCTGGATGTCAATGCCCGGCATGTATAGCCGCTATCGACGCCGCCAGAGTTACGCTGCGTGCCGTGGTCAACGCCATGAGCGCCAGAATGACAGCTTGGCGCAAAGAGCATAAGCCGGGATCTACGGATCTGCCAGACCGGCCGGCCGCGGCCTGGAGTCCGGAGGAAAGGCTGGATCGAGCGATGCGGGCCCTTGAAGTATACAAAGACCATCTGAAACGCCGCGGCGAAGAGGTGACATTTTAATGAGTTCTGTGGCTATCATTCCTGTCAAGGCTGAATCCAAACGACTCCCCGGGAAGAACTTCCTGAGGGTCGGCTCCCGGTCGCTGGTGCAACTCGCCGTCCAGGTAGCGTTTGACGCCAAGCATGCTGGCATCGTGAACGACATCGTTGTTTCCTACGACGTCTGGGATAACGCCCTGTACTCAGGTACCGTTGGCGTTGGTATGCACCAGCAAAACGCGCCGCTGCCAACCAGGACGCTGGAAGTTGTGCAGGAACTGATCGAGCCAGCGCATGTTGGCCACGACCTGGGATTGCGGGTGCCTGCGTACGCTGGCCACGACCTGGTCCTGTTGTTGCTTCCCACCTCGCCGCTGCGTACGTTGCGCCACATTGTGGAATCGAGGCTGCTCTTGCGGGACGACGACGATGCCGTCATGTCCATGGTGCCATTTCGTCAAGACTATCGGTATATGTGTTTTCAAGATCCGGGCAGCGGTATGCTGGATTTGGCCGACTCGCATGATTGGCCGACCGGGGGCCTGAAGCATGACGGAACCGTACTCTGGGCACGAACCGGCTGGCTGCGCACACATCCCGCCGACTGGTATTCATCGAGCCACATCCGGCCCTATCTGATGAAGCCGGAGGAATCAGTTGATGTAGACGACGAGATCGACCTCTTGCTGGCCAATGCCTTGGCCGCGCGGCCCAAGTCGTGAAGGTTCTAATCACAGGCGCGTCCGGCTCTTTCGGGAACGCCATGATCCGGCGCCTGATCCCGACTACCGAGAAAATCGTGGCATTCTCCAGGAACGAATCGGTTCAGGCCAGGCTACGCGAGGCCCTGGGCAATCCGGCCAGCGTAGAATGGATTCTGGGAGACGTCCGCGACCCGGAATCGCTGTACGATGCCATGCACCGCATCGACACCATCATCCACGCGGCGGCGCTGAAGCGGGTGGATGGCAATGACCCGCGGGAACTGTACTCGGTCAACATCGACGGCACCATCCAAGTGGTGCGAGCCGCCCTGAAGAGGAAAGTCCCGAAGGTGCTGGTGCTCTCGACAGACAAGGCGTGTGCCCCCGCGACCGCCTATGGTGCCAGCAAGTTGGCCGCCGAGTTCTACGCCGTCTACGCGAACAGATGGGCCAATCCGCACACCAGGATAAGTTGCACGCGTTGGGGAAACGTCTTGGGTAGTGCTGGATCGGTACTACCAACCTGGCGCAGGCAAGCAGCAGCAGGTCAGCCCCTGACCATCACCGATCCCTCCGCGACCAGGTTCTGGATCACCATGGACCAGGCCGTCTCCTTTGTGCTCCAGGCGCTCGATCTGATGCGTGGAGGCGAGGTGTTCATCCCGGTAATGCGATCCACCACCCTGGCCGACATGGCGGCTCTAGTGGCCCCTGGTGCCCGCACAAGGCGTATCCCGATGCGGGCCGGCGAGAAGATACACGAAGTGGTCATCTCCAGAGACGAGTTGCCGCGGGCGGTCTCGATGGGCGGCTGCTATTACGTGATCAATCCAGCATCGCCCGCCTGGCCATATCAAGAACCGGACTTTGCCTCGGATGTGACAGCAGAAGTATCGAGCGAAACTGTGCCGAAGTTCGATCTACTCGCTTTAGCCAAGGATATTATCTATATATGAGCCAGACTTACATAATAGTCGAGACTGGCAGCACGCATCAGCGAGACCTTAACGCCATGCGGGCCCACATCTCCAACGCCAAGGCGGCCGGCGCCGATGCCGTGAAGTTCCAATGGACGTCCGCCGCTAAGGCTATCTGTGAGCGACGACGGGCCCCGGAGTATCTGGATGCCTACAAGCTGATCGAGTTCCCACGGACGTGGCTTTACGACCTGGCCGACGAGGCGAATGATGTCAAACTCGACTTCATGTGTACCGTTTACCTCCCGGAAGATATCGTGGAGATCGTGCCGTTGGTGAACACTTTCAAAATCGCCAGCTTCGAGGCCACCGACGACGCTTTCATTCAGGCCCACGACGAATGGCCACAGACACCGGTATTCATCTCGACCGGAATGCTGGACTTGCGCCAGACGGCCGAACAGATCGGCAAGGTGTGCAACCTCGGCGGGGTCTTCCATTGTGTGAGCGCCTATCCGACACCACCCGACCAGGTCCACCTAGACGCCATCTCCCAGCTGCGTGGCATGGTGTCGCCTGTGCCCGTCGGCTTTAGCGACCACACCAGGTTGAGACCTACCGGCGGCCTAGCGGTGGCGGCCGGTGCCCAGTTGATCGAGGTGCACGCGCGACTGGAAGACACACCGACCACGAACGCCGACTATGTGGTCTCCCATGGGCCGCAGTCCTTGGTCGAGTACATCGCTTTTGTCCGTCAGGCCGAAGTGATGGTCGGGCACGGCATCAAACGCCCCCAGCCATGCGAAGAGGAAATGGCGAAATTTCAGGTGCATGGTGGCTGACATGAGACTCGCGCCGCTTTCCGAGGAAGAGTGCATCGTAGTTGGCGAATGGCGCAATGCCGCCCGTGAGACGCTGCGCACGACGACGCTGTCAACGCCGGACTCTCAGCAGCGGTTTTACCGCGACGTGGTCCTAAATCCGTCAAGCCCGCACCGGTACTGGGCCTTGCGCCGACACGACTTCGTCGGCATGGCGGGACTAACCGACATATCCTGGGAAAATGGTTCGGCCGAGATCAGCCTAATCATCAATCCGGCCTACTCCAAACTTGGCAATGGCCGTATCGCCTTCGGGCTGATTCTGTCGGAAGCGTTCGAGCGCATGCGGCTCTCGACGGTCTATGGTGAGTGCTACTTCTGTAATCCTGCCGTGGAGTTCTGGCAGAAGGTAGTCAAGGAGCACGGCGGCTTTAAAACGGTTTTACCGCGTCGGAAGTTCTGGGACGGCGAACTCTTCGGCAGCCTCTACTTTTCGATTGGAGGGACAGAGTGGATTTCACAATCGGCGACAAGGAAGTAGGCCAGGGGTACTTCCCGTATATCGCGATGGAGGTAGGAGGTACGATGAGCGGCCTGGTCTCGGCCGTCCGGTTGGCCCATGTGGCCGCAGATGCCGGCGCCGATGCGTTGAAAGTGCAGATCCTGGACCCGGATAGCCTCGTCGGCGGGAATCCCATGGTGCAGTTCACGGATGCCACCGGTAACAAGAGGGAGGAGCCACAGAAGGATGCCCTCAATCGCCGATTCCTGCCCAAGGAAGGTTGGTTGGCGCTCGGTCAGGTGTGTCGAGAGCGCGGCATTGACCTGATCGCTACCGTGGACTGCTTCGAGTCGCTGGTGGTAGCAGTCGAAGCCGGAGCAGCGGCGGTGAAGATTTGCTCCGGCGACATTACCAACTTGGGCCTCATTAAGGAAGTGGCCGGCCATGAGGGGCGGAACGGTCATTTGCCGATCCTGTTCGACACAGGACACGCTGAACTCGGGGAACTGGAGCGCGCCGTCGATACGGCCCTCGATGTCGGCGCTAGGGTCATGGTCCACCATGTGGCCGGTGGCTATCCTGCGACCCGTGTCAACTTGGCCCAGATACCGTCCCTGATAGCCATGTTTCCGGACGTGGCTATTGGGTACAGTTCCCATGTCGATAACTGGCATGTGGACGCCGCCGCCGTTGCTCTTGGCGCCGTCATGATCGAGAAGAATCTGACGCTGGATCGGAGCAAGGCCGGGCCAGAACAATCCACCGCCGTAGAGCCGGCGCAGGCGAGGCAGTTCGTGTGTGCCATGCTCGATGTCTGGGGGTCCTTAGGCAAGCCGCGGAAGCGCATCTCGTCGGGGGAGCGCAAAGGCCGGGCCGCCGCTCGACGCTGCGCCTGGACGAGGTATGATCTGGCCGCAGGGCTGAGGATCAAGCGGGAAGATATAGTCTACAGGCGCCCAGCGGTGGAAAACGGTTTCGAGCCACAGGACGAGGCCCACCTTGTGGGGCGCCGCGCAGCCACTAGGATCTCTGGGCCGATACTGAAGGAGTATCTGGCGTGAATCTAGGCATCGTCCTCCGGCGCGCGAACCAATGGAGGTGGGCCGAGAGTACGGCGTTGGTTGCCAAGGCGCGCGGCCACAACGTCTACCTCCTGTGCTGGCCTCAGGAGGGCGACGCAAAGGTGGCGGCCACCAAGATGACCGTTTCGGCGCCGGGCTTTGAGATCCTGGATGAGGCGGAGAACAGGCCAGGCATGGACGCCATGCTGATCCCGGCCGCGCTCAACTTCCAGCCGTTTCAGGACAGAAGTTGGAGGGACGAACAACCTGTCTGGGCCGCCCTCCAGACGTGTTGGTCCGACGTGGCCATGATGGATACCCCAGAAACGTGGGACGCTGTCTACACCTGGAGCGAGTCGTGGGGGCAATGGTGGCGTGGCGCCAACATGAGCACACCGGGACAGTCGCCTCGCAACTTCGTGCCAGTAGGACATCCTATGAGTGGGACAACCGATCCACTACCCCTGCCGCCGAAGTCCGTGCTCTACTATCCGTTCCCGTGGGGAGCGCATCACCTCGACAGTCTCTTCTACTTCAAGATGCAGTTCGAGGACCGGTGGAATGTGAAGGCAGCACGGCAGGCCGCCGATAAGCTAGGCTGGCCGCTGGTAGTCTCGGCACGAGACAAGGTATATCTACCAGATTACACACGAAATGCGGCCGACGTAGTGGCTCACGATGATCCGGCAACGCTGTTAAGTAGGGCCGGGGTCTTCATTCACCATTGCTCATCTGGAGTGGCTGAGGCCGTGCTCGCAAACGTGCCATCCTGGAATATCGCGCCCCACGGATGGAAAGCTTACGCCGACCGCGGTGTGGACTTCAATCCCTGGTCTGAGCGTAATTTTTACTGCTGGCCCGGCACGGGCATGCGCTACGAAGCCAAGTATGGATTCGTACCATTCGGGGTTTTCAAGTCGGCCCGGCAGGAGTACATCGACCGATACCTCGGCTGGGCGGACGGTGGAGCGGGTATGCGCATCTTGACCGACCTGGAAAAGCGTGTTCAAGCTTAGCCCGGAGCACCGGCGTCAATCTCGTCAGACATACTGGATAAGAAGGGCCAAGCTAGACGCCCTCAAAGATAGGCCGTGCACGGACTGCCATCGCCTTTATCCGCCATACGTGATGCAGTTCGATCACCGCGTCAAGTCAGAGAAAAAATTCAATATAGCTGCCGCGTTTTACCATGGCCCATGGTCGGAAGTGCTTGCCGAGATCGAGAAATGTGATCTGGTATGCGCTAACTGCCACGCAGAAAGAACGTGGGGTAGTAAGCTGGCGCGTGGCGTGCGTCTCCTATGTTCTTGCCCGTGTGGGCAAGGTATGGTATAACAAACCAGCATGAAGTGCGCTATCCCACGCTGTACACGCGACAAGCTACCGGAAAGCCGATTCTGCGGATGGCATTTCCAGAAGCGGTACCAGAAGAACAACTTAAAGCTGGCCAAGAGACTGGACACGACCCAGTCGTTGCCTGGTAAGTCCGGCTCGGCCATGATAAGGACAGGTCGCCGCAAGGTAGTGATGGCGGCTTTTCAGACCCGCGGCGGTGTTATACACAACCCGACCCTATCGGTCTCTTGGATGTTACTAAGCGCTCTCCGCAGACCTCCGGCGGCGCCATGTACCGTGTACGATGCCAACGGTATGCCGATCGCCACCATCATCGCTGACCCGGCCACCGGCAAGAAGATAAGGACGCCGCTATGACCACGGCCGTGAAACGAGTTCTAATCTACTTCGGGAGTGAGGCGCTGCAACGCGACTGGTGCGAGGCCGGTATGGACGAGCGGCTCACCGAGGCCGGAATAGAGACCTTTCATCGCGTCGCCTGGATTGACGGCGCCCACGAGGGCGGCCTGATCAAGAGATGGCTCCGGCGTCGTACGCTCCGGACCCTGATCTATTGCGCCTGGGCTCGTACTGGGTCCGTGACCGCGGCCACGAAGCTCCAACGCAGGTTGGCGCGTCGACTACGGCTGGAGCGCTGGATCTGTAATCTGTTAGATCGGTTTGTGTGCGATGGGGTACGGCTCGCGCGTGCGATCGAGCACCTGATTCCGGTCCTGGAACGGACCCGGCAGATGCTCACGCTGCACCGGATCAACCTAGTCATTGCTGCGACTGACATTTACCGCGGCCAGGATGTCGAGCTATTCAAGGCCGCGCACTCGCTTGGCATTCCGACTCTAGGTCTGATCGGTTCTTGGGACACACTGACGAGTAAGGGTTCGTACCTGGTGCCGCCGGATGACATCGCCGTCTGGGGCCGCGCTTCGGCAGAGCACGCGATCGAGCGCCACGGTTTCCCGAAGGATCGGGTACACGTGATCGGCTCGCTCCGGCTGGACGTGCCACGCGCTCAGGAGCTCCCTGACGTGCTCGCACCAGGCAGCCGGCCGGTCGTCATGGTGGCCGGCACGTCGATCGCCTACTTGGAGCACGAGGAGACCCTGGTACGGCACCTGGCGGCCATGGCCTCCAACTACGGCAGTTTTCGGGTCTGGTACAGACCTCATCCTCGACGCATGACGAAGAGGGCGAAGATGTGCTCCGAGACGGCCCGGTACTGGAATAGCCTCGGCGTCTACTTCGATCCGGGTTCAGTTTGGGATGAGCCTTCAGGATTTCTTTCGGCCGTTCTGGGCCGCGTCCGGGTAGTGGTGACCGCCTTCTCCACGCTGGTGATTCAGGCCGCTCTCCAGGGCACGCCGTCCATCTTGGTGGCGTACGGTCCGTCTACTGGCGGCTCGGATGGCGCTCCAGGCTTCCTGCTGGACCATGCGAAATTCGAGCACATGGCCGAGGTAGCGTCCTGGACCGGTGTCAACACCGCTAACGACGAGAAGAGCCTGCATAACGAGGTCTACCACAGAGTCAAGAACGCAACGCCACGTTGGGTGTCTGCCGAGCTGA